GATGCTCTCCCGGAACGCACGCCGCTCGGCTGTCAGTCCACCGCCTTGCGGATACCTCATTGGCCAGGCATACCGCTAGGACCGTCACCTGTCAGCCCTGGACGACATCACGCCTTCAAGCTCGTTAACCAACCGGGTCCACAGGACTTACCTCGAAGATGTCGGCCTTGGCAGGGTCGGCCACACAGGGATTGGGAAACGTGATCCCGGCAGGCGGGTGCGCCTCCCAATTCACGAACCCTCCCCCGATCTTCACAACGGTTCCACTCAAAAGGGTGGCGCCCTCGTCAGACAGGCGCACGCCGCGCTTACCTCCTTCGCTAATGGGATCGGTCCCTGGCGGCCAAAGAAGAACCACTGGAGGTTCTGCCGACTCTGCCCGCTCGACAGTGAGGCATTTGGTTGAGGCGCTGTAGATTAGCTGACCGGTGAGAAGTGCTTGCATCGCAGGACCGGACCCGTCATGCAACAAGATTCGAGGGTCTTGCCCTACAACCGTTATGCGATCCTGGCCCTCAGTGGTTGTCCGGTCCGACCGCGGCCCTTCAGACGTGTCAGTGGTGCAACCGGCCCCAACAGCAGCAAGGCTGGCCAGAGTCACCCGTAACAAGATCGTGTGGATCCGCTCCCTCACATGGCCTCCTCAGGCGGAGCGCGTGTCCAGAACCTTCTGGACACGCGTTCACATGGATCGCCGGGGTACAGACGATGGCGCTATCTTAGGTCCCCGGTGGAGCCGTCCACACCTTCCACGAGGCACCGAGGGCCGAAGGGATCAGGTAGGCGGGAGTGAAGGCCGAGTTGCCGTTGATGGTGCCCGTATGTATTCCCCAGGCAGTATTTCCCTTGTACCACGGGCCGCCGCTATCACCCTTCAGGTTAATGTTCCGGTCCATGACGATGAGCCCCTTCGTCCCGGCACCTCCATCCACATTAATTTGAGCTATGTTCGCACACTTCGCTTCGTTTGTGGCCCAGCCAAAGTTGCATATGTTCTGATTCCTGGCGGGACTGGTCCCGATATAGTACGCGTAACGTGCATGGTTAAGGTCGTAGTAGAACGTTCTGGTCACAGTGAAGTCGCCGCGAGTCCATGCCGCAATGTCATAGGTCGAGGAACCGCTCGCGTAGTCAGTTAGCGGCGTAAAGCCTGCCTGCGTGGGATGGTTGGCATAGTTGGCGGGGCCCCTACCGCAGTGCTCGGCGGTCGTAGTTCTGCGCTGATCAGGGTCGCTGGGGTAATTTTGGTTGATGATGTTGAACCCGGTTGTGCAGCCGCCGAGTACACCGCCACCTCTCATGTATTTGTCGTGAGGGACCATAAGGTCGTCCTCGGTAAAGCGCAGGCTGACACTGATTTTCTTGTTGGCTGGTTGCGCTGGCTGCAACTGTGCTGAAACGGCTTTCTGCGCGGCAACGCCCCTAGGCATGGCGTGAGGCTTGATGGTGATCGTGACGACGCCGGTGTCAGTGTCGTAGCTGCCGGTGAGGGTCTCCACCAGGTCGCGTCGCGCGTTGACCTGGGCATAAGCTGCATCCCGGGCTTCCTCCAGGTCCTCTTCCGAGAATCCCTTGTTGCCCACCAGTTCGACGGATACCGGCAGCGTTTTGGCGAGCTCTATCGCGTCGGCAGGAATCTCGCCCTTGAACCCGATTTGCGCTTTGCGGCCATCCTCAAGCACGGCCAGGCCGGAGAGTTCTGTGGGGTAACGCTCTTTGAGCTTGGCGCCGACTTCGTTCAGGCGCGGCTGCCAGGCTATCGTTTCGATAGCCTCTTCGAGGGTAATGTTGTTGCCTTTGGCGGCAACCTTCATGTCGGTCAACTCGCTGACCCACAGGTCGTCGATCTTCATTTCGGGCTCGACGACCGCTGGATCCAGCCCGTCTGCTCTCGCTCGTGCGGTGACGCTCGGATTCGTTGCCACTGCGTGAGCCACATGGGCGTCAATTGCGTCGGCCAGGCTGATGTTCTGCTGTTTTGCGGTGCGTTTGATCGCTTCCAGGGTGGGGCGCTTCGGGATGGCTTGAGATTCCCGGGGAAGGGCGATAATCGTTCGATCGCTGTTCGTGGTGGACGCTTGGGATGGAGCGACGAGCGCGGATGTCAGCAGCGATGCTAGTGCGACAGTGATCAGAATCTTACCCTTGGCCGGTAACTGCATCGAACCTCCGTGCGATCTTGACAAAGTGTCTTGATCATAATCAAAGGCTGCCGCGCCCAGCACAAGAGATCAACAAGCGGTCGTGATCAATTTGATATCTGGTAACCCGACACCTCATATCATCGAGCCGCAGTTGGCAGGAGGTATTTATCCCTCAGAAGCCGGTGAGACCCCCCGAAGGGGGCGACCAGACCTGAAGTTTCCCTCATCTTCCACTTGTTACAGATGGGCGAGTCCGTCGCATTAGCGATGCCGTGCAGAAACGCGAAGAAGGCCCTCTGCTCGCCCGGAATGGGCGAGCAGAGGGCCTTGTCGGCCTGTCCTTCGGGGGATGCTACGGCAGCTTCTCCTCGACCACGACGACGTGCGCGACCGGGCCGGACCTCGGGCTGACCTGGCCGCGCAGCACCAGGCCGAGCACCGCCGACACCAGCAGGATGAACGCCGCCGTCTGCGCCGGGGTGAGCACCAGCCAGAAGTGCGAGACCCCGGTGAGGATCGTGGAGACCGCGCCGGTGAGCGCCGAGACGACCCACGGCCGGGTCTGGACGGCGACGATGAGTGCCAGCACACCGGATCCGATCGTGGAGATGTAGCCTGCGGCGGTCTCGGTGAGGCCGAGGGCGGGGATGGTGACGAGGAACGCGAGCAGCGCGTTCAGGATGTAGAGCAGGGCGGCCGGTTCCTGCCCCCACACGGTGGGGGTCTTGCTGGTGGACATGATGCCTCCGAGCATGCGAAAGGCCCGCCGTTCGGCAGGCCGCGAGAGATAGAGCTGGGCGAGGGAGTGCAGGCCGTCCATCAGCCGACGCGCAGCAGCGCGGCCCACGTCTTCGGCCCGCACACCCCGTCGTCCTGCACGCCGGCGGCCCGCTGGGCGTGGCGTAGCGCGTCGTGCAGCGGCTCGCCGAACACGGTGTCGTCCACGCCGCCGTTGACGCCGTACCCTCGCGCGTGCAGCAGATAGAACAGCGTCTTGACGTGCCAGCGGAGCGGGTCGTTCTTGTTCTTGCCCGCGCCGAGACGCAGCGTCGGCAGCTTCTTCACGATCTCCTCCGTCCAGTACCGCTCGGGCTTCGGCTTCGCGGCGGCGGTGGTGCCGAGGTAGGCGGGGTAGCCGAACCCGGCCACGTTCTCGAGACTCCGCCAGCGGCGCATGACGCGGTTCTGTGTGTTGCCCTCGATCGTGACGATGGTCCGGCCGCCGTCGCGCACGGCCTCGACGAGGCCGACGTGGTCGATGCGCTTGATGTCGCGGGTGCCGCCCCAGTCGAAGAACACGATCGCGCCCTTGCGCGGGGTGTGCCCCCACTGGCCGCGGTTCTTGAACCACTCGGCGTGGCCGACCGTCCACGCGTGATCTCCGACCACCGGCAGCAGCCCGGCCTTGTTCGCGCACCAGGCGATGAACATGTCGCACCACGGCGCGAGCGCCCACGACGACGGTTTGCCGTGCCGTTTGGCCCACCAGGACCCGAACACCGTCCACCCCGAGGGGCTCTCGGTGTAGCCGAGCTGCGCGCGGGCCTCCGCCAGGAGACGGTCCACGGGTGTCCTGGCCATCACACGCGCTCCGGCCAATGCCAGGTGCCGGGCTCGTCGCCAGGCGGCACGTTGAACTCGTGGAAGAAGCCCTGCGCGCCGGGAGTGAACACCAGCAGATGCACGTGCTGGTCGCTGTCCAGCGCGGGCACCGCGCCGACGCGGACGCCCTCGGGGTCGAGAGTGTCGATGTCGGCCGTCACGATGGCCGCGCGGACGGCGTGCAGACCGTGCTTGCCCCGGTAGCGGACGATCCGCCCGGTCGTCGGGCGGGGCTCAGCCTTCTTGCTCATCGGTGGCCACCTCCTCGTCTTCGATGGCGCTGCCGGGCTCCTGCGGCAGCTCCTCCTGGTCGGGGTCGAGCGCCGATACGCCGGCGTCGGCGAACGGCGCCACCGGGAGCGGGTCCTGGCCGTCCAGGATCGGGACTTCCTCGTCTGAGGCGTTGGACATGCTGACCTCCTTGAGGGCGAGCCAGTCAGCGACGGAAATCTTGAGCTCGTCGTCGCTGATGCGGATGGGAAGAACGGCGGGCACAACGAGCACGCCGTCGCGAACGGGCAGCACCAGCAAGGCAACCCGTACCTTTCTGGTAGCGGCCGGGCCGGGATACTCAGGCCATGGCGAAGAACAGCAACGGCAAGGGCGGCGCCAGCAAAGGCAGCACAGGCGGCAAAAGCGGCAAGCGCAACGGCCCGTCAGCGAAGGACAAGGCCAGCGCGATGCGGTCCGCGTCGCGCCACCCAGACGACCCCCTGAACACGTCAGGCGCAGCGAAGCGGATCCAGGCAGCACACGACAGGAACCAGCCCAAGAAGTAGTTCAGCTGCGGGTCAGCGAGATCAACGAGATGACCGTGCCCGCCACCAGGAGCAGCACGGTCACGATGGCGATGATCAGTCGGGTGCGAGCGCCAAGGTCATTGCGGGTGACGGCAGTGCGCTCCAGCTCGGCCAGCCGTGTGTCCTGCTCGTCCACGCGCGTGGCCAGCTCGGCGTGCCGGTTGTCCACCTGGTCGAGGCGTTGCAGGATCAGGGCCGTCTGCCCGGAGGTGCGCTCGAACCCGACCTCGACGAGGCGGCGCAGCGTCTCCAGTGACACGGCCAGGCTGGGCATGTCGTCGGTGCTCACACGGCACCTCCCGGCGGGGGCTGCATGCCGACGAATGTCCCGCCGGGCTTGAGCTGGAACGTGGGCTGCGGGAGCTTGTCGGCGCGGGAGGCGCGCAGCCATTCGACGGCCATGCGCCGCGCTTCGACCCGTACGGGGTCGAGGCGGATCAGCGACGTGATCGGCTCCAACGGGTCCGGAGGTGCGGCCCGCGTGCTGCCGACGTACGCGAGCGCTTCCGCGCGCAATGCCTGCGGGGCGGCCTCCATTCGGACCCGGTGCTGTTTCACCGCGGCAATCCGGGCGAGGTAGGCGGCGCGCCGCTCCTCGTCCGGCACGCCGGGCGTCCAGCAGGTGGGCAGGCCGTGCGTCGCCTGAAGCACCGCCACGGCGGACGGGTCGGCGGTGCGGGTGAGTACGTCGTCCGGTGCCGGGATGTACGGCTCATGCAGCGCCACGTCCAGCAGTGTCGTGATGTCGTCCGGGTCGATCCCGTACAGGGCGCACCGCCACTCCAGCAGCGTGTGCGGCAGCGCGTGATGGATCTCCACCCCGGTCGCCGGCGCGAACTGGTAGACGCACCACAGCGGTTCGGCCCCGTCCACGTGGGGCGCGACCGGCGTGGACGTCTCGGCCAGGGGCGTGTGGGTGTAGGACAGTTCGGCGTCCCACACCTGCACCACCTCAGCAGGCATGATCAATCCCCTTCATGGGTGTTAATGGCGGTGCGACCACCAGTAGACGGCGAACCCGTCCGGGAACGACGAGCTGATGCGGAACCCGGTCGTCAGCGACTCGGTCACGTACCACGAGCCCGACGGCGTGTGCGACGTCGGGCTGGCCAGGCCGCGCCGCAGCACGGAGACCGGCCCCATGTTCCCGTCCATCTCCGTGCCGTAGCTCACAAACCGGATGTTCGCGCCGGACCCGGCCGGGCTGAACCTGATCGACCCGGCCAGGATGCCCGCCGTCGCGCCCAGCACGGTGAAGTCCCACCACTTGCCGACGTGCCGGGTGCGGCCGGTGTTGTCGAACCAGAAGTATTGTTCGCGGGCGGCGTCCTTGAAGTACCCGTACCGGGCGTAGGACTCGGCGAGCTCCATGAGGCCGCCGTTCGGGTCCGTGAGGGTGGCGTCACGGACCTGCATCTGCATGAACCCAGCGGCGATCGTCGTCTGGCTGGCTGCGGTGACCGCCGAGTTGGTGCCCGAGGTGACCTCGAACGTGGCCTCGCCCGTGAACCGGTCGTCGCGGGTGCGCAACCTGGTGTAGTTGGTGCCGGACGCGGCGGGGATGAAGCGGATTTCCGGGTAAGTCGCGCCGGGCGGAGCGAACTCCAGCCGCCGGCCCGAGGCCGCGGTGCGGATGAACGCCCCGGTGATGGTCTTGCCGTCGATCGCCGTGGCGGTCAGCGCCGCCGCGTCCACCGATCCGGCCGCGAGCTGGTCCACCGTCACGCAGTTGGCACGCAGGTGCGGGGTGTCGATCGCCAGGGCTTGGATCAGCGCGCCCGTGATCGTGTTGGCGATCAGGGCGTCGGCGGCGTTGACCGTCCCGTCGATGATGTTCGCGCCGTCCAGCACCTTGCCAATCACGTCGGCGTTCACCAGCGGCTGCGTGGCGATTGACGCGGAGGTGGAGGGAGCGGATTCGTTGCCGCGCCGGTCCACCGCCGTGAGCCGGAACCATCTCGGACTGTTGTACGGCTGGTCGGTGACGAGCGCCGCCCCAGCCGCCCGCAGGTGGTCCACCACCTGGTAGGGGCCGTCTGCCGCGCTGGCCATGTGGACGCGGACGTGCTCGAAGTCGGCGGGCATCGGCTCCCCCACGCTGCCGAGCCCGTCCCACGCGGCCTCGATCACCCCGAGCCGCGTGGACAGGACCGGCGCGGACGGCACGGGCGGCGGGGTGACGTCGTCCGGGACCAGGACCACGAACTCCGAGCTGAACACGCCCTTGGTGCCCTGTGCGGTGGCTCGGACCTTGAACGCGTACGTGGTGTCCACGACCAGCGGGCTGTAGGTGGCCGTGGTGTCGTCGGAGGTGGCGATCAACCGCCACACCTGGCCCACGGAGTTGACGCGGGCGTACACCTCGTAGCCGTCCACGTCGAGCGCCACACCGTTCACATCGGCGACGACTGGCGACCAGGTCGCGGTGATCTGCCCGCGGGCGAACCCGTGCTCGTCCACGTACGCCGCGGTGGCCACGATGAGCCCGGTCGGGGCTGCGGCGACCCGCCCGGACGGTTCCGGCGCCGGAGCGCCGCCCGTCCCGCCGGAGGAGACGCCGCCGGCCAGGATCCCCGCGGCCTGGCGGGCGAGCCTGATCTCGCGTTCGATGAACCGGTCGTGGAGGACGAGGTTGCCGCCGAGCCCGCCATCCTGGTCTACCGACAGCGTGATCTGGCGGACCCTCACCGGCTCCATCACGCCCTCGTCGGCGGGCGCGAGCACCACGTCACCCGGCCGGTAGTGCACCAGCGGCAGGAAGCGTGCCGCGCCGAACCGGATGCCGCGCGTGAGCTGGGTGCGTTCCCGGCCGACGCGTTCGAGCGCGTTCGTGCCGAGGAGGATCGCGGTGCCTTCGTCCGTGACGCCGCCCTGCGACTGCGACGTCTCCCACCTCCCCCACGGCTGCGGCGCGGACGGGTTGGTCACCTCGACCGCGAGGCCCTTCTCTCCGCGCACGAGGATCGCGGTCACCAGATCCTCGAGAGTCGCCGTCGCCGGGGCGTCGTCGATGTCCCTCCCCAACCGCAGATCCACCGGGCCGGGACCGGTGGCCAGGTCCTCGCCCAGGATGGTGCCCTCGTTGTAGACGCGGAGGGTGCGGCCGGACATCGTCCAGTCGAGCACCCCCTGCTCCGACAGGTTGATCAGGAGAGTGAGCAGGTCCGTGCCGGGCTCGATCTGGAGGGTGAGCGTCTTGTCCCACGGCTGACCAGCGCTGTCGTGGGTGGTGGTGAACGCCACCGACAGGCCGGGCAGCGCACCGCGGGCCTGGCCTTCGTCCACGAAGGTGCGCAGGATCGCCCCCGCCGACACGGCCGAGAACGGCCGCTTGTCGTCAGCCATGACCGGGCCGGCGTACAAGACGAGCTTGCGCAGCATCCACGCATAACCGGGGCACTCGTACGTGCGGGCGCCGGTGGCGTCGGTGGCGTTGCTGCCGCGTTTGATCCGCAGGAAGCGTGCGTCGTTCGGTTCCAGCCAGGGGCCGCCGCCGATCGACACCTCGACGGCGATCTCCACAGGTTGCGTAAGCCAGTCCGCGCCCGCGCCGGCCGCCGGGTACGTCGCCTTGAGCGACGGCACGTCGTTGAGTGGGAGTCCGGCCTCGAACCCGAGGTGGTGCGGCAGCACGCCGAGTCGGCCGCTGTTGGGGGCGTAGGCGATCAGGCGCAGATCGTACGGCTCAGCCGTCCCAGGGGTGATGACCTGCACGTCGCTCCTCTCAGGCGTGCGGCACTGATGGGATGGGCCGCCACGGGATGGGCCGTTGGCCCTTTCTAAACTCGACGCTTGAGCGTTCGCCCCTGGGCTGGGTCCGCCAGCTATCGGTGCCCTGCTGGCTTCTCGCTGTTGCTTCGCTCTTCCAAGGGGACCGGACGAGTGGTGCCGGATCTCGGGTTGGATGACCCAGTGAAGCGACGCGTTGGAAATTCCGGACTTGCCTCTCGCCAGAAAACGAAGATCGCGACAGTGAGCAGGAAGATCGTCAAGGCTAGGCCGTAGAGGACGAAGAGCCAAGCTCCCGGGACTGCGACAGCGACGCTCACGGCGATGGCCAAAGCCGAGGTTACCGGGAAGACTGACCGTATCGCCCAATAGGCGAGCCATCGCCGGGGCATCGGGTGTTCTTGAACGAAATGTTCCCAGCCGAGGCATTCCTGGCCTACACGAGCTTCGACGACTGTCCGGAGGTATGTTGCGATCCGGGTGATCGAGTGGGCCTTGTACAGCCACACGAGGCCAAGTACGAGCGATAAGAGCGGGTAGATCAGGATGATCGCAGCGTTCTTGGCCTGTAACCCCACAGGGAGGATAGCGCCGAAGGCCACAACAGCCAGGGTGATCATCTGAGCCTGAAGCTGACAAAGTTGAACTATTTCCGCTCGCAGGCTGGCGTACTGGGTGATGGCTATTTGGGTGAGGTCCCAGTTAGGAGACGTAACCTCTTCTGTGCCGGGGCGAGCGACTTGGGCACGACCGATGCGGGAGAAAAGATGCATGCTTCCATACCAACTCATGGACGCCGATGGCGCGGCGTAGCTCTCCCTCTCAGGGACGGTGGGCGAGGTGGGCGATACGCCGCCGTAGCCGGATCTCGTTGTCGGCGAGCCGGTCATCGAGGACAAGGTTCCCGCCGGCCACCCCGCGGTCGGTGCGCGTGAGCGTGATCTGGCGGACGCGCAACGCGACCCGCTGCCCCGCTTCGCCGGGGGCGTAGATGCGGTCGCCGGGCAGATAGTCCCGCAGAGGCAGCCACCGGGTGTTGTGCGCGAACAGCAGCTCGCGGGTGCGTTGGACGCGCTCGACCGCTCCGCGCACGAGCAGGGAGCTGCCGACGAGGTTCGCGGCGTTCGTCTCGGAGACGCCGACCTGGCGGACGCTGGTCTCCCACCGGCCCCACGGCAGCGGGGTGCCGACGTTCGTCACCTCCTGGCGGAAGGAGGCGTCGCCGACGACGTACGCCGCGCTTGCCATGTCCTCCAGGGTGCCGACGTCGGGCGCGGCGCGGATGTCCCGGCCGCCTGCCAGTTCCACCGGGTTCCCGCCGGTGGTGAGGTCGCGGAAGATGGCGGTGCCGGGCCGCCACGCCGACAGGGTGCGGGGGCCGGTCATGCGGATGTCGATCAGGCCCGCGTCCACGAGCATCAGCAGGACCGCGAGGACGTCGGTGCCGAGCGGGATGCCGAGGCCGAACGTCTGGTTCCATGTCAGGCCCGCGGTGTCGAGGGTGCCGGTGAACGTCCACCCGAACCCGGATAGGGCGCCGCGCGCTTGGGCTTCGGTCAGCAGCGAGTTGATGATGAACCCGGCGGTCGCGTTCGGGGTCGGTGAGCCGTAGACGCGCTGCCCGTTCACGGGCGTGATGGAGGCGTGCGCGTACGTGACGGCTTTCTTCAGCATCCACAGGTAGCTGGGGCAGTCAAAATGCCACACGCCGGATGGGTCAAGGCTGTCGCCCCTGCGGAGCATCCGCAGAAACCGGCCGTCGCCGTTCTCGGTCCACACGTTGCCGTCCGCTGACCACTGGACGCCGATCTCGCACGGCGCTGCGATCAGGTCTGCGCCCACGGCATGGGCGGAGTAGGCGAACTTCAGGCCAGGGACATCGTTGAGCGGCCAGGCGGCCTGGATGTACAGCGGGTGGGGGAGGATGCCGAGTCGCGCTCCGTTGGGGGCGTAAGCGACGAGCCTGAGGTCGAATGGCACCAGCCCCCCTTAACGGAATGACCCACCTTATCCGGCTAAGGGTTTACCGTCCCCTCTGCCTCAGGGTTTGCAGAGTGCGGAAGCAACTGCGCATCGGCTCGCCATGAGGGCGTCCTAGTGGTTACACAGTAGCGTTCTCCACCGTATAAAGATTCGTACTGTATCTCAAACTCGATGCGCTGTTCAATCAGTTTCCGAAAAGCGCCATGCTTTGTCCGATTCCAGGCGTCCATGCTCAAAAGAAACATGCTCTCACCAGATGGGATGCCCATACCGTCGGAGAGCGAGGAGGCGCCCGGACGAGGCACTATGCCAGCACGCGCCTGTCTGGATGTCACTCTGTTCCAGGCTCCCAAGTCGTGCCCGTCGAGCCACGCCCGAGTGCCTGTTATGATGGCCGGACCGAGGCCGATGTTCTGCAATTCGATGCCAGACACTTCTCCTTCAACCGTGCGGAGATTCAACTGGAGAAGAGGGCGCACGGAATGGCGGTTGTGCAGCCGACTGGCTCTCAATTGGTAGATGGACACCGTCAGGGATGCGATTGCAATGATAGTGGCGCTGATGGCAATTACGGTTTGCGCATCCATCTGAACTCCCCTTACCCGCTTGACATTCTTGCTTCGAACGTAGAGTCCGCTTGGTGCAAGAGCAACAGGCTGTCGTGATGCACGAGACTGTCTATCGCCATCCAATGAAGATCGTTTTATGGGATCGAAGACGCCCTCTTACAGGTAGGCCCGCCGCGCTCGCACTTCGAGCTTCGAGGCGGCGGTGACGCCTGAGCCGGAGCACGAGATGAGCACGGCGCGGGAGAACGGGTCACCGACCGCGACGGCAGGGGTGAGGTGCAGCCAGCGGGACGCCGAACCTGGCCCGAACACGGAGATGACGCCGGTACGGTCCGTGCCCGCGGCGAGGTCCCAGATGTCAGTGGTGACGACGGCGGCGCGCATGGCGGCGGAGTCGATCAGCAGGCGTTCTGACGCGGTGATGCTGTTGCTGCCGGAGGTGAGCAGGCCGACCGCGCCCTGCGTGGCCGCGTCCCGGATGGTGATGTTCGTGGCCGGCCCGGTCACCCTGATCAGCGAGTCAGTGATGGGCGCGGTGCTCCCGGCCAGCGTGGTGATCGGCTGCCCGCTGGCATTCGCCGAGCCCTCCCAGGTGGTGACCGTCTCGTCGCGCCAGTACACCGAGGGCACCTCCACTACGGCGGTGAGGCGGGCGCGGGCGGCGCCGACCCACAGTTCCGGCTCGGAGGCGGCGACGATCGTCACGTCGGCGACGCGCACGATCGACCCGGCCTGGTAGCGGAGGGTCATGAGCCGGTGCCGGACGCCGAGCAGCGCGGACAGGGCTTCGAGGTTGGCTTCGAGCTGGGGGAAGCCGCCGTGCCCTCCGGACGGAGTGGCCCCGGTCACGGTGAACACCAAGCTGAAGCTGGTGAGCTCGTGGTCGAGGCCGACGATCGGCAGCTCCCCCGCGCGGCCGGGCACGGTGACGCGGACCGCCCGCGCCCCGGGAAGGGGGCGGCGCTGCGTGCCGCGCTTCAGCTTCCAGCAGCCTGCGGGGTGGTCGAGCGGCACGCCGTCCAGCGTGTACTGCGGCACGGTCAGATCACCCCCAGTGCGCCCGCGAGCTGGAGCCCGCGGTTGACGCTCGTGCTGGTCGGTTCGGCCTGCGGGTAGTAGTTCGTCTGGTGCACGACGACCCGCGACATGCCGCCGAGCCCCGCACCGTTCCCGCCGGGGAGCGCGAGGCCCGGCACGGCCATGTCGGGGATGCCCGCGCCGGCGACGATCCCCGCCATGCGCTGCACGGCGGTGCGGACCAGGCCGCCCGCTTGGGTGATGCCGAGGGCGAGTCCGGCGGGGACTTCGCGGCCCATCCGCATGAACAACTTGCTGGGCGAGGCGATGCCGAGGAAGTCCAGGATGGGTTGCGGGAGAATCGACTTGAGGAAGCCGACGATCTTGGATTTGATCTGGTTTCCGGCGGCGACGATGCCCCGCCAGAGGCCGTCCATGAGCGCCTTTCCGGCGTTCATGATCGTGTCGCCGAAGCCCTTGATCGCCTGCATGATCGATTGGAGGGCTCCCCGGAAGTCGCCCGAGATGAGCTTGACCACCGCCGTGATGATCTTGATCCAGAACGGCAGGAGCGCCGTCGCGATCTGCGTCAAGGGCGGGATCAGCGGCTGGACAGCCCCGAGGACCTGGGAGAACGCGGCCACGCAGCCCGTGATCACCGGGATCAGGGCCTTGGTCAGCTCCACCAAGGGCGGGAGCAGATCCTTCGCCAGTTGCAGCAGCGGCGGCAAGATCGTCTGGAGGGCTTGGGCCAGGAGCTGTCCGTACGCCGCCGCGAGCGGGGCCGTGGCCGCCGCCAGCTCCATGATCGCAGCCGACAAAACCGGAAGAATGGGCTGCAAACCGGACGAAAGCGCCGAAATCACCGGAGCGAGCAGCGACGCCAGATTCGCGAGCGCCGCACCCAGCAGCTGACCCAGAACCCCGGCGAGCTGCCCGACGACCGGCAGCAGCGGGGCCGCCGCCGCGAGCACGGCCGAGATGCTCTGACCGAGCGCGAGCAGCCCGGCCTGAAGCTCGGGCGATGCGAACGCTTGTGCGAGCATCTGCGCGACCACGGTCAGCCCAGGACCGAGCGCGGCCAGGGCCGGCCCGAGCGCGGACACGGCGGCGGCCAGCCCAGGACCCAGCGCAACCGCGATGGCCGCCACGTGCGGCGCAACGAGGGCCAGCGATCCGGCCAGCGCTTGGAAGATCGGGAACAGGGCTCCGCCGACCTGGGCGAGACTCTGGAAGATCGTGACGAGGATCTGCTGACCCTGCGCCGAGTTGACGAACGCGTTCACTTGGGCCAAGAGTTGGCCGATCACGCCGAGCGCGCCGGACCCGCCGGTCTGCATCGCCGAGAAGACGCCCCGCACGATCCCGACCAGGTCACCGGCGATCGCGCCGAGCTGGCGCAGCACATCGACGGCGCCCTGCATCCAGGCGAGCGCCTGACCGGAGGCGGCGGCCTGCGACAGGAACTCGCCGAACCGGGCCGCCGCGGCGGCGATCCCCGGCGCGAGCCCGGCCGAGAACCCGGCGCCGACGACCGACAGGTCACGGAACCCGGCCAGCAGCGGTTGAATGGCAGGCAGCAGCGCCGCCACGGCGGACCGCAGCGAAGCAAAGATCGAAGAGACGGCGGAGACGGTCTGGCCCGAGGCGGCGAACCGCGCCACCTCCGCCGCGCCGAGCCCCATCTGCGAGGCGACCCCGGACATGCCGCTCTGGAGCGGCCCCGACAGCACGGCGGCGAGCGCGGTGATGTGGCCGGCGAGCGGGGCGAAGAACGCATCCTGCACCGACGACTTCAGGCCATCGATGGCAGGCTTCGCGGCCCGCAGCTCCAACGCCGCCGCCCGCGCGGCCGGTGACAGCCCTTCCAGCGCCTGAGCGAACTTCTCCGGATCATCCGCGAGCGCGGCGGAGAACGCCTCCTTGACCCCGGCCAACGCAACCTGCAACGTGATCAGCGCGGCGCGGCTGAGCGCAATGGCGCCCGGCAGCGCGGCCACAATCCCCGCCGCTGGAGCGAGCGCCGCCACCAGGCCGATGGCGCCCTGCGCGGCCGACGCCAGACCGGCCGCGGCGGCTGCCCCCGACACCGACAGCGCGGCGAGCCTGCCGCCCATCTGCGCCGACCCGGACGCGATGGACCCGGCGTGGGAGGCGAACTCCTTCGCCTTGTCGCGGAAGAAGTCGAGGGCGCGGCCGAGCGGCCCGGTGAGGTCGTTGCGGAGCCGCAGCCTGGCGAACAGTTCGCCGACGTTCATCCCGACCGCCCCTCAACTCAAGATCGAAAATGTGTTGGCGGGTAAGTTGGCGGAACCGCCAACGATTACCGGCGACGGGAAGCCCGGTCGTCGCCCGGGTCGAGCGCGCGAGCGATCCGCGAGTCACACACGAGCAGCCCCGCGATCCTCGTGCGCAGCCACCGCCACGACCGGCCCCGCAGCGCCGACGACTGGTCGAGGTCGATCCCGAACACCTGGTGCAGGTCGGCCTCGACCAGCTCCCACCGGCTCAGCAGGTCGAGCCAGGACACGGACGCCCCGCCGGTCAGGCTGAGCCCGTCGTCCGGGTCGTACCAGTCGCGGAGCCCCGTGACCGGGTCGATCTCGCCGCCGCTGCCCTCGCCCGGCGAGCCTTCCGATTCGGGGCCTCCGCTTCCCCCGCGCCGGCCTCCCAGTGGCGGCGGGCGGCGTCGATCCCGGCCGCGACCCACAGCAGCACCGTTTCGCCGACGTGCTGGATGACGGGCCAGTCCAGGCGGTCGGCGAACAGCTCGTCCCAGACGGGGCCGAGCAGCCTCTGGTAGAGGTCGCTGTCCTTGCTCTCGTTGGTGAGCACGGTCTCGGCCAGCTCGTTCAGGTTCGTGGTGTCCACGTCCTGCCCGGCCTCGACGGCGATCCCGGCGTGCATGAGCCGCTGCACCAGCAGGCCCACCTCCGCGTCCGGAGGTGGGATCACGTACGTCTTGCCCTTGATGGGCAGCCGCAGGTTGGGGTCGAAGAACTCGTCCAGGTCGCGGAATCCGGTCACGGCGCCACCAGCGGGTTGTCGATCTCGACGTCCTCACCGGAGCCGAGCAATGTGAAAGAGAACGGTTCGAGGTCGGTCTTCTCACCGCCGACCGTGAACTCGTTGACCTGGCACGTGCCCTGGTACGCCTCGTCCGAGCCGTCACGCCGGTACCAGCGCACCTCGATGAACGCCTCGTCCCCGACCTTGCGGGCGGCCTGGCGGATGTACTCCTGGCCGGCGTCGGGCACGAACGTCGCGCCGGTGTTCTTCTTCCGCTTGCCCTCGGCCTCGATCTTCCACTTCCGCTCAGTGATCATGTCGCGGCCGTAGCCCGACTCGTCATCGAAGTCGCCATCATCTTCCACGTTGTCGTCGGTGGTCTTCTCCCACTTGGACAGGCCCCGGACACGCGTCCACGCGGACGTGGGTGCGCCGATCCCGGCCGTGTTGACGTCCATGCACCAGTGCTTGGCGAGCATGCTCACCAGAGCCATGATCGTTCTCCTTGTCGTGCGCACGGGAACCCCGGCCGCGCGGGGGCCGCGAAATGGAAAGAGGAGCGGGGCTACTCGTCGTCCCGCTGGGGGGTGGGCCAGTGCACCATCAGCTCGTAGGAGTCGGCCCGCTCCCACCGGCCGGAGGAGTCGCGGCCGGGCGGCGCCACCACCGTCCGCCGCGCCAGCAGCACCAGCACCCCGGACGGGAGCCGCGTCTCGGTCAGGCCGTGCAGCACGGCGAAGATGGCATCGGCGTAATCGCCGACGTCACGCGGGTCACCCTTCGCCCGCATGCGAAGCTGCACAAGCACGGTCGAGTCGCCGCTGTCGAGCTCGTCGCCGCCGGTCCCGTACACCGCCAGGCTGATGGCGGTGTCCGGTGTGGTGGGCAGGCCGCCGATCGACAACGCGAGCTGCGTCGGCGTGTACTTGCCGACCGGCGACCACACGCCGACCCCGCGCGAGGCGAGGAGCTGCGCCAGCCCGTCCAGCAGCGCTCGCGAGAACTGGCCCGGCATCGGCGTGGTCATCCGCCGAGCGCCTTCCGCACCGCCTTGGCCAGCATCGCCCGCACCACCGCGGCCTCCTCGTACAGGGTGGTCTCCAGATACTTCGGCTCGCCCTTGAGCGGGTGCTCCCAGTCGAGCTGTTCGTGCTGGGCGACCGCGTACGGCTGATCGAACGAGATGATGCCCTCCAGGTTCGACCGGTCCACCACGGCGCTGCCGGACCTTTCCAGGTCGCCGGTCTGCCACGGCACCTTGGGCTCGGTCATGGTCAGCACGTGTTCGGCGGCCTGCTGGAGCCCGGTCTCGATCGCCCGCCGCGCCCTGCCTTCCAGCTCGTCGGGGTTGACGTGCAGATCCACGCGCACGTCCACGTCGATCGCGCGGTCCGTCATCGGCACACCACCTCCGTGTGATCTGGTGTGGGCAGCCCGCCGCCGGAGCGGTTGTAGGACGCGATGACCGTCGTCGTGCGCCCGTCCGGCCCCGGCGGGACGGTCACCCGCGACCCTTCTGGGCAGTGCGTGCCGGGCGGGAAGAAGATCGTCGTATCGGAGACGACCTCCGACCCTTCGGCGTTGCGGACCAGCCTGCGTTCGTCGTCCACCAGGCACTTCTTGGTGACCGGGTCGCCGAAGATTGGCCCGTACGCGCCTTCTCCCTCGAACGGCTCGATGACCGCGGTGTGCGTGAACACCCACTCCGGGATCAGCATGACCGCCTCACCAGGCGCCCTGGTCGATCACGTAGCCGGGCAGGAGCCCGGCCGTGCGCAGGATCGACGCCGCGTCCGGCGCGTGCCGCGCCGGCCCCGACCCGCCGTCCCCGGCCCGCTTCAACGAGACGGAGCCGATCTTCACGTCGGAGAACGCCGCGGCGACGCCGTACGGGTCGCCGACCGCCAGCGACCACGCCGCCTGCGCGCATGTCGCCCGAGCGATCGCCTCCCGCTCCTTCGGGTCGGTCGGCAACTCCGTGACCGGGTCCACGTCATACACCGCGCCGACCAGCAGCTCGTCGATCCGCTCCGACGCGCGGGCCAGCACCGCGTCGATCCCGGCCGGGGCCGGCTGCCCGGTGTAGGCCGCGTAGTCGGCCCCGGTCGCGTACACCACCACCCCGGCCTCCTAGGGCAGTTCGTACACGGCCACGCTGACGCCGGCCGGGTCGTCGTAGTTGATCCACACCGTGCCGTCGCTCTGCCGGTACACGTCGCCTGGGGGCGGGATCAGCACATCCCCGGTGTTCGCCGGGATCATGTACGGCACGTCCGGCAGCGGCTGGCCCTCCAGCTCGCCGGGGATGACCAGAGTCACCGTGCGCGCCGCGTTCGCGGTGTTCTTGACGCGGATCTGCCGCTTCGACGAGTGCGGGAAGGCGTGCCCGTCCGCGTTCGCGGGCGTCAGCGCAGCCGCGAGGTTCACGCCGGTGCGCGGCATCGCGGTCACGGCGAGGTCAATCCTGGCCATCGCTGCCCTCCTCGTCCTCGTCGTTGTCGGCGTTCTCGCCGAACTCTTCGATCAGCGCGTCCTTGCGCAGGGCGCGGGCGTCGGACTCGTTCATGCCGCGGGCGACGGCGTAGGCGATCCACGCGTCCTTCTTGGCGCTCTCTGGCGGCCGGACCCCCGCCGTCGCCGCTGCCACGACATCGACCAGCGGCGGCGGCGGAACGGCGGGCGAAGCGGGAGCGTCGGCACGGTCCGGGCCAACCTCGGTGGCCGACCAGTTCGGCAGCATGTCCAGGCACGCGTCCCGCTCGGGGAAGTCCACGACGTGGCCGGTGTTGGCGTTCCGGTATCGCCACATCACGGCGCCTGCACCCCGTGGATCTTCACTGCGCGGTCCGGGTCGAGCGTCTTGACTCCGTACAAGGTGTCGATGCTGACCACATCCTGCTTTTTGGCCTGGTCGTAGCCCATGACCACCCTGAGCGCGAACCCCTTGTACGACTCGACGTGCGCGTTCGCGGCGCCCTGCGGCAGAACCAAGGGCCTGGTCACGAGGGCGAACGCCGTCCTGTGGAACGCGACGCCGATCTCCGTGTTGGGCTGGCCGGACGTCGGCGTGGTCGCCGGGCCCTTGATGTTCTGCGTCTGGTAACCGTCGTGCCCGAAGATCCTGCGACCCAGGTTCGCCTCACGCAGGCCCTCGGTGTCGCCCCTGTGGTCGCTCTGGTGGAACAGCGGGTCGCCGAGCCACTGCGCCTCGATCTCCGGCCCGACCACCACGTACCGATCCGTGGGCGGCACGTTCCTCTGGTTGAGCACCCTGCGCGCGTCGATGACGACGCGCGGGTTGTCCCAGTTCCACTCGTTGGTGCCGGTGACGGGGCCGCCGACGCCGGTCACCGTGGTCCCGGCCGTGCCCACGCGCTGGAGGACGTCGGCCCGCAGCGACAGGATGTCGCGGTCGATCCGCTGCGCGATGGCCTCCACCGCCGGAGCGAGGAGCTGGGCGTTGAAGTCAACGATGTCCAACGTCAGCTCCTCGCTGGTCACAGCGAAGGAGACGTCCACGAACTTGTCGAGGCTGATCGGAATGCTGCCCTCGGTCGCGTTCTGGATGACGATGCCCGTGGTCCGGTTGAACTGGGTCGCCTCGAAGACGGCGGGCTTGCGGATCGTGATGGTGTCGCCGATGCGGTTGACGAACTCCTCCTCATAGTCCCTGTGAACCAGTTGGCTCATGACCGTGGTCTCGTAGAGGTTCGCCAGCGCCTGACGAGCGATGATGCTGGGGGTCAGAAACGTGTTCGGCATCGGGCCTTACTCCTGACGTGGGCCCGTTGGCGACCGCCAACGAGAGTGCTAGGACGACTTCTCCTTCGCCGCCGCGCGGCGCTTGCGGAAGTCATCGACGTTGGGCTCGGAGCCGGTAGGACGCGCGCCAGGCCCGCCGGCGAACTCCCCTCCGCTCCGCGTGGGCGGCCCGGACATCGACGCCGCCTTGTACTTTGGGTTTTCATCGATCGCGAGCTGGATGACCTCGCCGAGCTTCGTCCCGAAGTCGTCGCTGTCGGGGTCCAGGTCGCGGATCTTCTTCACGAACGACCGCGAGTCGAGGAGCGCGTCGGGGTCGGCGCCCATCTTGAGCCCCTGCCGGTGCACGGCCAGCTCGACGAGCGCGCGGCGGTGCCGCTCCCGCTCCTGGTCGCGCTCCTTCGCGGTCTGGTCCTTCTCAGAGGTCAGCTTCTCGATCACCTGCTCGGGGGTGAGCTTCTCGGCCTGCTCGTCGGCCACCAGCCCCAGAGCTTTGCCGATCTGCTGGGCGAACTCCTCCCGCACCTGCGCAGTGACTTCCTCCGGAGACGGCCCCTTCTTGGCCGCGGCCTCCTCCGCTTCCTTCTGCGCCTGCTTGAGCATGGCGCGGTAGTCGCCCGCCTCCTTCCGCGCATCACGGACGATCTTCTGCGCCCAGTCGGGCAACTGATCGACCTTGATGGCGTCGGGGTTGACCTTCTGCTCGGCCTGCCGAGCTGCGGCGAGCGGGTCAGGCTGGCCAGGCTGCTGGCCGGGCGGCGTCACCCCGGCCTCCGGACCGTCGCCCTGCGGCGTGTCCTGCGGCTGGCCTTCGCCTCCCCCGTCACCTTCAGCGCCTCCGGCGATGAGCCGGATCGGCTGGCCGTTCCTGCGGTGGCCGATGATCGCGCCAGGCGTCGTCGGCAGCATGTGATCGAACACTGGCCCTCCCGGAGCCGGACATGAGAAAGGGCCCGCGCCAGGCGGACCCGACAACACAGCGAGCAGGTGATCCCGGCCCTGCGTCAGGCCGGCCGGTACCTGCGGTAGATGCGCACCCACAGCACGGCGAGCGCCTGGTTGCGGGCGTCGCCTGCGGGGTCGTACGGGCATTCCGTGATCGGGCGGGACCGCTGCGCGGCCCATCGCGCCGTCGTGATCGCCGCCCGCCGGTCGAGATCCGTGAGGCTCACCGCCGCTGCTCCCTCGCTCTCTGGGCGGCTTTCAGGTCGGAGGCGCGGCCGAGCATCTGCGCCCGGAACTCTACGAGCGTCATGCGCGGGTGCTTCTCCCACCACGCGCGCCGCTCGTCGGAGGCGTACTTGTCGGCTCGCGCTTGCGGCCCGGACAGCAGAGTCCGGCCGTCGATCCCCGCCGCACGGCCCGCGGCGTTGGTGAGGATGCCGCGCGTGTACCGCTCGGCGGCGAGGAACTGGAGCTCCAGCCACTCGTCGTACAGGCGGCGCACCACCTGGTCCAGGGCCTCCCCCGGCCGCCGCATCTGCTCGGCGACCTGCCGGGACTCCTCCCGCCGCATCACCTCCGGGTCGAGGCCGTACACGAGCGCGTACGCCTCCAGCGGGTCCGTGCCGTCGTCGATGAGGTCGGTGACGGCGCGGTCCTCGGCGGTGTCGTCGGCCTCCCACGACCACGTCGGGTTCTGCTCGCGGGAGTCGAGCTCGGCGAGCAGCCGTTCGAGCGCGACGTTGTCACCCGCTTCGCTGAACCGCCGCACCAACTCCATGACCTGGTCGTCGGAGGCGTTGGCGAACTCGGGCGGCAGCTCGGCAACCGCTTCCCGGACCCGCTGCTCGCGCTCACGTTCCCGGTCGTTGTCCCGCCGCTCCAGCTCCTGGGTGATGCGCTTGACGGCGGCCCCGTCGTTCGCCCACCGCCCCAGCAGCGCGGCCAGCTCGTCGTCGGTGCGCTTTTCGAGGTCGCGCGGGATGGTGTCCTGGCGTTGCCGGTCGGTGCGGGCGGGGATGCCGGACTGCTTGGCGTGGTCGCGGATCTGCTTGGTGAGCCGGTCCGCCCGCGCGGCAGCTTTGCGCCGCTGCTCCGGTTCGAGCGCGACGGCGGCCTGCCGTTTCGCCGACCGGAGTTCGGATTCGAGGCGGCGCATCTTCTGCGACGCCTTGTAGCCGTCCGGCCCGGCGGGATGCTTGGCCGGCCGCGGCGGGCGGGTCGCGCCCGGCAGGTAGGCGCCGAGCGTGTGACCGCAGCCCGGATGCAGGAGCCCGGCGGCGCGGGCCTGCGTCACGGTGCCTTCGACGAGGACGTTCACCATGTCGTCGGAGACGGCGGACTCTTCTTGCCGCCACCCGATCGGCCCCTCCTGTGAAAGGATCTTGCCTTCCCAGCGGGCGCACCGCTCGCATGTGAACGGCAGGCGGGACACGATGACAAGGTCGATCCCGTTCTCGGCGAGGGTGGCCAGGTGGCCGTCCGTCGCGGCCTGCGCCATCGCCGTACGCGTCGCCATCTCCGCGTATGCGGTCACCGACCACACCCGGCCGGAGGAGTCCGTGAAACCGGTGATGCCACGCCGGGCCACCTGGTCCAAGAGCCGGGCCTGCGCCTGACGGCGAGAGATCGCCCCCGTCAACGCCTGCGCGGACACCTGGTTGACGATCTGCTGGAAGATGAACTCCGGCGCCGACCGCATACCGGGCTGGGTGGAGGCGACCAGCCGGACAGCGCGGCGAGCGATCTCGATGACGCCCTGCCCCTGCGTGATCCCCTTGTGGGAGCCGAGGTGTTCCAGGTCGGCGGTCGCCCGCTGGACGCCGCGCCGCCACGCGCTGTTGACGCCCGTCGTCACCAGCCGTTCGGACAGGCGCTCCAGGCGGGCCACGACCCGGTCCGCTTCCTTGCGGAGCTGGCGGAGCTCGGCGAAGCGCGGCCCCGCATACTCCGGCTCCCCCTCCCGCTTCACCAGAGCCTCGGATACGACCTTGAGGAGTTCGCGTTCGGCGTCCCAGTAGATCGCGGCCACGGCGCGGGCGTGGTCGAGCGCGGCCTCGATCTGCACGGCCTCCTGCGGCGCGGCCGGGAGCGCCAGCGTCGGCACACTCATGCCCGGTGGCTATTCGTCGTCGCCGGTGCCGGGCACGAGCACCTGGCCCAGCGTGTCGGGGTCCGGGACGTTGAGGCCGAGTTCATCGCGCAGACGGTTCTTCTCCTCGGTCACCTGGTGGTCGTCCCACTCCGGATGCACCATGCGGATCTTGGTCTCCAGGGAGACGGCCATCGCCCGGTTCAACAGCTCGACGGTCCGGCCCAGCGCTTCAGGATCGGGTTGCACGCCGTCCGGCCAGTGCACCTCCCCCTTCTCCGCGCTGACCTTCTTGCCGAAGATGGCGTGGTCGAGCGATAGCAGCACGTCCGGCGCCCACTGCAACGTGGGGTTCCAGTAGCCGGTCTTCCGGCCGCGCGAGGAGAACGACTTCTTCTCGCGTGAGTGGACCTCGGTCGCGGTGACGGCCTGCCCGGACCCGTCCACCTCACCGAAAGACTGGGCGCTGTAGCCCGCCCCGCGAAGGATCTGAGCGACGAACGCCTTCCCGGCGTCCACGTGCTCCTTCACCCGGATGGCGAACTGCATGACCGTCAACATCGAGTTGGCGGCCGACCCAGGCGCCGGCAACATGCCGAGCCCCGAGTAGATCTCCCGGTCCGGGTCCCAGCTCGCGCCTTGGCCGCGGCCGAGGTTGTCGAGGAAGATGTCGGGCGCGATGACGCGGCCCTTGCCGATCCGGATGTCGCGCATCAGGCTGGTCCACACCTCATCCAGGGCGTCCATCAGGTGCTCGACGCCCTGGTAGTCCGAGCGGCCCAGTGAAGTGCCCCTGATCAGCCGGTGCGGTCGCATGTTCGGGATGTAGGAGACGAGCAAGCCGCGCGGGTACCGCGAGTCGAACCCGCCGTCCTCGTCCACCTGCGAGGCGTAGATCTCCGTCTCCGGGTGGTCCTCCAGCGGCACCTGCTTGCCGAGCCGATCCTGCGTGCCGAGGAACAGCCCGTGGTAGACGCGGCCTTTCTCGTGCCGCTCCAGGTGCCGCCACACCTGCCGGGACCTGTCGTCCTCCGCCAGCACCCGCCAGAACGTCACCGCGGCGAGCTTGCCGTACCGGAACTCCGGCACCGCCGCGTCCGGCGGCAGCACCGACATGACCGGGTGGTCGTACATCTCCGTATCCCAGCCCGCGCGCAGGTATGCCCCGCCGTACGCGGAGCCGATCTCGGCAGCCTCCAGCAGCGCCCCGTAGATCCCGGCCTCGTGCATGATCTTGTCAAGGCGCTTCTGCGACGTCTTGCCCGGCACGCGCAGCGTCGGAGGCTCCGAAAACAGAAGATCAGCGGACGTGGCGGCGATGTCTCCGGCGATCGGGATGTGCAACTTGGTGGACCGCACCTGCCCGAGCGGGACCGGCGTGCCCCAGAACCATCGGGCGGCCCGCTGAATCCAGCCGGAGAATCCCTTGCTCGGCCGGTCCCAGCCCTTCGGGTCCAGGCCGATGGCGTGCACCTGGCCGGAGCCGTACACCTGCGCGAGCTGGTCAGGGTCGCCCGCGTACCAGGCTCCCCACTCCTCATACAGCCGCATCTCGCGCTTCATGTGCGGCGGCGGCCACTCCTGGTCCCTCTCCGGAAGCGGCATGGTTCAGGCCCTCACTCTGTCTCGAAGGGACGCAAGATGGTCAGGCGGCGCGGGTCAGATGACGTCGATCAGCCCAGCCGGGAGCACCGGAAGCTGAGGCGGCGCGGTCACACGCACCCACGCCTGATAGGTGCCGTCCGGCTTGGCGACCGTCCCGCCGGGGCCGAACAGGATGCGCGCGGTCGCGCCCCGCGCGCCGGCCGGCCCCGGCGCCCACTCGGCCGCATACCAGTCGGCCTCGACCGGCTCGACACCGGGCGCGGTGAACGCCACCTCGACGGTTTCTGTCCCGGCCGCGCCGCGCACGAAGAACGGCAGGAACTCGCACGACAACGACGAGATCGTCTCCACCATGGGCTCCTTACGTGCGCGATGCGGACCAGGTACGGCGAGGCGGCTCGGCGCCCCACCGGCGGGCCAGGGTGGCGCTCCACGTCCGGCGTGGCCCGTCCACGCCCGTGACGTCGCGGCCGAGCAGCCTGAGCGGCCGGGCCTGGTCACCTTCGGTGGCCAGGGCGACGACGCGGATCTTGCGGCGGCCGACCGCCGCAACCGCGTCGGTCTCGGTGGCCGCGCCGATCGTGCGGGCGCGGCCCGGCCGGACCGCAGCGGCCATGCTCGCGTCGAGCGCCGGCCCGAGGAGCCGTACCTTGACCGGGGTGACCGGCAGCGCCTGGTCCGTCTCGGCGGCGGTGCCGACGAACGTGCCGTTGGAGATGACGAACGCCTGGTCCGTCTCACCCGCCTGCCCGACGACGATGCGGTGCGCGGGCCTCACCGGGGCGGCGCTGCCGCTCTCGTGCGCGGCCCCGATCGTGCGGACCTTCCGCGCCAGCATCGGCAGCACGGTATCGGCCTCGACCGCCTGGCCGAGCACGCGCCGCTTCACCGGCCGGATCGGCGCCGTGGTCTCCAGCGACGCGGGCTGGCCGAGCGTGCGCCGCTTCCGCCGCGTGATCGGCTGTGCCTGCTCGGCGGTGCTCGCGGGCTGCACGATGACGGCCGGGTAGGCGGGGCCGAGCTTGCCCTGGTCGGTGGCGGCGACGTCATCCATCAGGATCACGACGCCGGGCATGTAGACGAACCCGGCCTCGTTCGGCAGCGTGGTGTTGGCGTTGACGCCGGTGACGCTGGCTTGCAGGGGTGTTGTGGAGGCTTCCACGGACTGGTACACCCACAGATCGGCGGCACCGTTGGAGGTGGTGGTGCCGATCAGGACCCGCAGTTCGATCCGCACCCATTGCCCGGCTGTGACGGCCGAGGGGATGGAGCACAGGACGGCGCTCGTGGTCCTCCGGTAGGAGATCGTCCCGGTCGGGCCCACCATCAACCGGCCCACGGCGGTAGGTGAACCGCTGGTGGGCTGGAAGTTCAGCTCGAAGAACCAGTCGTCGGCGGACGGCAGCGACCCGAACTGGACGTAGAGGCGGACCCAGATTTCGCGTCCGGCCAGGGTGATGTTCCGCCACGCGAGCGAATCGTTCGAGCCGATCTCCGCAGCGAGCGGCGCCCGTGTACCGGCCGCCGCCACGTAGGTGGGCGTGCCGGTGATGTTGGTGAACGCGTCACCTGAGCTGCCTCCGGAGTTCCCGGTGGTGATCGCGGTCCCGTCCGTGCCTCCGTTGAAGGAGTTCCGCAGCAGCATGGCTGGCTTAGACCGGGGTGGCGCGGAAGAACCCGGCGGCGGAGATCTGCGCGACGATGTCGGTCCCGTCCGGCACGATCACGAAATCGTGCGCGGTCATGGGCACGATCTGGGCGTCGGTGGAGGACCCGGCGGGCTTGTAGCAGATGACGAGCTTGGACCAGCCACCCGAGGCGGGGAGCACGCTCGTCCAGGTCTGGTCGGGGATGTCGAGGTCGGTCCGGTCGTTGGCGTCGTCCGGGACCACCGGGTTCAGGTCGGCCGCGACGATGCTCTTGCGGGCGTAGCCGTTGCCGACCGGCACCTCGTTCGTGGTCCCGGACACGAGGTCGGCCAGAGTGTCCTTGTCGCGCAGCACCGCGTCGGACTCCAGCCCCGACGTGGCCAGCGCGACGACGACCAAACTGCAGCCGGCCGGGTCGCCGGTCTTCACCCGGTTGACGAGCTCGACGCTCCTGCCGAGCGCGATGTTGAACGTGAAGTCGGCCACGATCGTTCTCCCTCAAGGTCAGGGGCTGGGGTCCAGCGGCGCGGGCCGGCCTTCGTGCTGCCCCTCAACAGCGGAAGGTCCGGGCCCGCGCCGCGTGCTCGACGCGCGTACGGGGAAGCCGCGCGGAGCAGACGCGCCCCCGGAGGTGCCGACCGCCACAACCGGGCTCCGGGGACGCGCGTTCTAGTAGGCGGGGACGGGTTCGAGCAACCGCATCCACACCGCCTGCGTGGTGTGCAGGCCGTAGCGGAGGGCGTCCACGCTGTGGTCATGCTCCTTGACCGGCGCGTCCTCGCCTCGCTCCGCCTTCTTCTCGTCCCAGGCGTAGCCGACAATCTCGTCCAGCAGGGCGCGGCAGGAGGCATGCACGCGCAGATGGTCGGCGGCGATCAGGTTGGAGACGGTGCGGATACCGTCGAGCACCGAGTTGTCTCCCTGCTGGGGCCGGAACCCGTCGTGGTGCAGCTGCATGATGAACGAGGCGGCGGACGGGTCAACGATCAGCCAGTCCGGCCGCACGCCGTGCGTCCCCGGCCCGTACGTGTCGGGGATGTCGTCCAGCCACTCGGCCAGCCGCATCGAGTATTCGGCGTCGGTGAGCTGGCGGCGCTGGACGCGGGAGTCCCACCGCCATTCGTTGGCGACGTAGATGCGACGCTGCCCCTCCAGGTCGGGAACCGACACGCCGATGAGGACGGCGTCGAAAGGGTTCGCCGTGCCATAGTCCACGCCCACGGCGAGCCACTTCTCCATCAGCGGCAACTCGTCCACGACGTGGCGGTCTTCGTCGAACATGTCGAAGATGGCGCCCTCGGCCATCACCCACTGGCCCAGGACGAACCGTTTGTACCAGAGGCCGGTGTACTCCTTCTTCAGCGCGGCCACGTACGCCGGGTCCAGGGCGTGGTTGTCGTCCAGGCGGAAGTGCCAGCTCCGGAGGTCGAGTTCGCCGGCCCGGTCGAGGAAGTCGCGTTTCAGCCAATGGGAGGGGCTGTCGGGGTTGGTGGAGCCGAACAGCTTTGCCCCCGGCACGCTCAACCGGCTGAGCAGCATGTCCCAGAACGGCCGCTCCAGCAGCGTGATCTCGTCCACGTACACGCCTGCGCACGTCATGCCGCGCAGCCGGGTTTCGGCACGGGCATCAGCGCACGAGATGATCTCAACCTTGCGGCCCAGGATCGTCGCGGTCGGCGCACCGCGGGTGTAGGAGATGCGTGCGGCCAGCGGCCCGGTGGTGGCGGGGTCCATCAGCGGATCGAACACATTCCGCGAGATTGTGTCCGCCGTCTTGCCCACGATGACGAGGGAGCCGCCACGGGGCGCGTTGGCGACGAACGCCAGCCACCTGATCAAGGAGGCGATCGTCTTCCCACTGCGGATGGCCCCCTGCCAGATGTTCAGGCGCGCGCTCGACTCGGCGATCGAGCGTTCCTGCTTGGGTGACAACCGGACCGCCAGGCCCAGTCCGCCGCCGGTCATGCTTCGCCTCCGGCGTCGTCGTAGATGACCTCGCCCGTGACGACGTCGACCTCCGTGATGGCGTCCATGTCGGGGTCCGGCACCTGGTAGCGCTGCTGAAGCTGAGCCAGCATGGTGCCGAGCAGCGACGCCATGTCGTGGTCGGGGTGGCCGTTGCGGTTGATCTGGTCCAGGCCGAGCAGCGACGCCCGCTTGTTGACGATCTTCAAGCAGGTTTCCGCCGCCTGCACCTCACCCTTCAGCACCTTCGGCCACAGCGCGGCCATCATCCGGTCCAGGCGGCCGATCTCCAGATGCAGCAGATGCTCGGCCGCCATACCCTCCGCCTTGGCGGCCCGCTTCAACGCCGCGGTGATGTCCGCGCTCGCGGCCTGCGGGCTGTTGTAGCCCAGCCGCTCGGCGATCAGCGTCGGGGACACTCCGGCGATCCGCATCTGGAGCGCCTGAGTGCGCCGCTGGGCAAGCTCCAGCTGCCGCTGCTTGTCGGCCATCGCCCCGGACTCATCCCCTCTGCTGTTGTCGGTTCCGCCAACGAGCTACAGCGCGCCTGCCGCCGGGTCGCCGACCGGCACGTGATCCACCACATCCGGCAGTTGCGGCTCCACGATCTCCACCGTGGCCGGGGTCACCCACACGCCGCGGGCGCCGATCTGCTCGGCGAACACCGCCAGCGACGGCAGCGACCAGCCGCCGTCGTCGCCGTCACCCTCGTCTCCTTCGGGTGGCCCGGCCTGGTCCACGATGAGCGCGAACGGCTCCTCGCTGATGTCGCCGATCTCGTACAGCGGCAGGCGCAGCACCTGGATCCGCACCTACTCCCCCTCGCCGGGCGTCTCGGCCGCGCCGCCGGCGACGGGCGTGAAGCTGCGGTGGAACACCGTCCGGGAGAGCTTCCAGAACGAGCCCGCGCCGTCGTGCACGATGAAGTCGCCCAGGCCCGCGCGCACCATCCCCTCCGGCGTCTGGAGGTCGATGTACTCGGCCGACCGGCCGCGCAGCGCGGGCCGTCCGACGATGCCGCCCAGCTTCGACTGCTCGTTGATCCAGGCGACGATGTCTTCGAGGTCGAGCCCGTTCACCTCGACCGCCTCGACGACGGTGTCGATGGGCTCGTATTGCCGGATGTCCACGACCATGATCTGTTTCTCCGTTTCTGTCGCCGCCCGGTAGCCGTACCGGCGCGGTCCTGGACGATCTGGTCGGCGATGGCCGCGCACGCGGGGACCATCCCAATCGCCGCTGGTGACCGGGTTTGCCCGGCCGGGCCTGGTCGGGATACCGCCGCTGACGGCTGTCCACTCGACCGTCCACGAGTAGCGGGCGCACCGCTCCAGGCGTGGTCACTCTGCCGCAGAAACCCTTCGTGACCGACTGTCTTGACAGCACGATCCCTTGCCTATCCCTTGCCAAAGATACGCCTGAATGCTTCAGTTGTTTGTATGCCTGGCCAGTTTCGAGAGTTCACAGTAAGACGTGGTCGAATCCAAGGATTTCGACCCACAGCAGAGCAAATTCAGGACGTCTGGCAGCTCGCCCAAAAGGGGTTCGACTCAACAGCTACAGACACCAAAATTTCATATGACCCCGGCAACAGTAAAAGTATTGAAGATGACGACCTGGCAAATTTCGTGCGTGAAGTTAAAAAGGATCGAGATCTTCTAACAAATTTGCATCTCAAATCCAGTCAAGCAAACCCTAGAAGAATTGTAGAGATCTCCATAGGCCCAGATTCATGGACGACTTACGAAGTTCAGGCCGAAGACTCGACTTGGGCGTTAGGGCGCTTCGAGGAACTTACGGCCGCACTACTGGAAGCCAGACCTTTTTTGGCGGCCATCCGAGCGAAGGCACCAGAATGGCAACCCTACTCCTACCTTCAACAAGAAAAAAATAGGCCAAGAACGGGAAAACGGCTCTCCGTTCGCTGGAGAGAGGGGCCAAGTTGGCAACCGCGGACTTGGCTACCATTTCAATCAGCCGCCAAACATCGTCTTGAATTCACACTAACGCTCCTCATCACGTATGCGCGGATGGTGCTATTCGCCCTTCCTCTGGTATTGGCCATCCTGGGCTCCGAAATACTCATTTTCAATATTTGGGGCATAGCCTATCTGACCGAGAGGAAGCAGCCCATCTGGAATCCTGAAACCCTTGCAAGGTACGCGTGGCTTGGTGTCGCCTGTGGCATCCTCAATTGGGCGATAGGACGCTGGCTCCACCTCCAACTCCAAGCGAGGGTGTTTCTAACAAAGAGAAAAATTGAAGTTAATCTGCCCTTGATTGTTGGTATTATATCGGCAATTGCCGCCATTGTGCAAATCTTTGTGTCATTATAACGTGCAGCCTCAATGCAATGCGGGCATGTTGCCGATCCCATTAATCTCGACGTGCCCACTTCCAGCACCGTCACTCGGTAAGGATTGGTCCTCGGAGGACACGTGTCTCCTCGTGGGCAGGCGTCCCGGGTCCTCAAACTGGAGGGGCGGCACGCGATATCACCCTGTATACCCTCCGTGTGCGTGACTCACGATGTACCCGAGTTGGTCTCGATTCGCACTACGGACACCTCGGAGGGCACGATCGAGGTCGCTGGGCTGGTGCGCGGCGCGCTACACGGCGAGATCCCAGACCCGTTCGGCGTGCGCTCAGCGCCGGGTCCCTGCCCCGGCCGCAGCGGGGATGTACTCGAAGCTGACCAGCCCTAGCCGGCGCGGGTCGAGCGTGTCCTTGTGCTGGTTCCGCCGCTTCGAGCTGGTGTGGAGCTTGGTGGCGCGGGCCTGCCGCTGCCACCGCGGCGACCGGTCCCGGTAGGAGATCAGCGCCGGATGCGACGACACGGACCGGTAGCGGAAACCCTGATCGGCGAGATGCTGCGCCACCCACTCCGACATGCGAGCGCCGATCGACAGGCCCTGAAAGTCCGGCAGCACCACCAGCCGGTGCTCCATCTTCATGTTCCGCACGATCGGGTGCTGGAAATGCCGGTACGCAAGGAACGCCACCGGCTGGCCGTCGATGCACCCAGCGAAGCAATGCGCCGTGTTGCTGATCTCGGCGCTCAGATAGTGATGGTGGCGAAATACCGTCCAGAGCGACCGGTCAGCAGCGTGGATGTCGAGCCGGAGCGTGGGCCGGGGTTGAACCTGCCTCCACGCGAACGAGCCCGCGGCGACGTCGTATACCCAGTCGGGCTGGAGCCAGTCGAGCACGTCGTAGTGGCACGTGACGGCGACGAGCTGCCGCCCGGAGCGGCGTACGGCTTTCGCCACCGCGTGAGAGGCGACCTTGGCGACCTGGCGATCCACGACGGACGTGAACTCGTCCACCACCACGAGCCCGTCATGCTCGGCCAGGGCGCGGGCCATCGACGCGCGGAACGCCTCCCCGTTCGACAGCGTCTTATACGGCCGGAGCCACGCGGGCGGGCTCGAGAGTCCCACCGCGGTCAGCAGGCCGACGATGTCCTTGATGGACATGCCCTTGGGGAAGTCATCCACGAGCGCCCGATCCCCCCACGAGTGTGCCTCGACGAGCCGGCCCGGCCACAACGCGCGGGCGAGGGTGGTCTTCCCGGCGCCGGACGGGCCGACGAGCAGACCGACGTTCCACTTCCGGTCCTCGATGGGTAGGTGCGCCGACCAGGAGTTGGTCAGTTTCTCTTCCAGCGGCACGTCGAACATGCCCTGGAGCTGCAACACCCTGGCGGTGCGGCGTACGGGGGTGGCGAGGGTGATGTCCGCGCGCAAGAGTGCCTCCTACATCGGGGTCACGATCGCGTCACTCGGTCTCCACAGGGCAGGGGTCCGGCAGCATCATCAGGGCCATGGCCGAGAAGAACTCCGAGCGGTAGCCGGGATCGTGAAGCCTTCGTCGATGGTCGTGGCCGTGCTGGTGCTCGTGGCGGTCCCGACGCTGGTGTGGATGCTGGGTCCGGGCGCCACGTGGGTGCTGGAGCACATCGACCACGCCACAGTGTTCAAAGAGGACAAGGATCGGGCCGCCGCACTGGCAGCGATTCGCGGCAACGTCCTGGCCGTGGCCACCGGCCTAGCCGCGCTGCTGGCAGTGTTCTACACCGCGCGCAACGCCGACACCGCCCGGCGCACCTTCCAACTCGGCGAGCGAGGCCACGACACCGACCGCTTCAGCAAGGCGGTCGAACAGCTCGGCAGCGCCCAGGCCCCCGTCCGGCTCGGCGGCCTGTACGCGCTTGAACAGCTCGCGCAGAACAACCCCAGGCTGAGGCAGACGATCGTGGACGTTATCTGCGCCTATCTGCGCATGCCGTGGACGCCCCCGCGCGAAGAGGACCGGCACGAGAAGATCCGCGCCGCCCAGCGCGCCGCACGCACTGGGACGTCGGGCCGGACCGAGGCGCGGGCTGGCCGTGACCCGGACGAAGAACGGCAGGTCAGATTCACCGCCCAACGCCTCCTCATCGACCACCTACGCTGGCAAAAACGCCGCTGGTGGCAGCTCCCCACCGCTGCCAATGCCCTCTTCTGGCCCGGCATCCGCCTCGACCTGACCGGTGTCACCTTGGTCGACTTCGACTTCGAACGCTGCCGTGTCGATCGAGCCGTTTTCAGGGGAGCAACCTTCATCGGTGACAGCTGGTTCAACGAGGTGACCTTCACCGGCAACGCCCTATTTGAAGGGGCAACCTTCGCTGGCAACGCCCCATTCGGCGGCGCGACCTTCATCGGCGAGGCCCTATTTGAAGGGGCAACCTTCGCTGGCAACGCCCTGTTCGGCAACGTGACCTTTTTCGGCAACGCTGGATTCGGCGGGGCAACCTTTACCCGCGGCGTCTGGTTTCGCCGAACGTCCTTCATCGCCGGCGCCGCATTCGGCGGCGCGACCTTCCTCGGCAACGCCGTGTTCAAGGGCACGCGAGGCACCCGGATCGACCTAGCGGGAGCGCGAGTGATGCACCCGGATAACGGGCACGTGTGGCCGCCGGGTTGGCATGTAAGCACCGGCCCCACCGGTGCGGTGCTGAAGCCAGATAAGCGGACCGACGACGGCGGGGAGTGAGCCGCCTCGGCACAGCGGAGCGTTAACGATCGGCCTACATGAGAGCTCGGACGGAGTAGCCTTCCTCGGTCAGCCGCTCCAGTAGCTCGACCTGCTCCGCTTCGGACTCGCAGGTGACGACGACGCCCCACACGGTCGGCGGCTCAACCCGCTCGGCCGGCCCCGACCCCGTGACCGGGTTCGGCGGCGCTTGCTCGGGGTCGCGGGGCACCAGCTCGTCGAGGTCCGCTAGGTCGTCGCTCGTGTACCCGGCCGCGGCCAGCAGCGCTTCGTCGGCGTCGCCGATGTCGGTCAGCATGTCGGCGAGCATGCCGTGATCCCAGCCGCCCCGCTCGGTGAGCCGGTTCGCCGCCACCAGGTACGCCTCCGCGTCCGCATCCGACCGGGAGGTCCAGCCGCGCAGGATGGGCACCAGCCACACGCCGTCGTCGCCGACCTTGACGCCTTCGGGCGGCGACTTCCCCTCTGTGGCCATCTCGTCAAGGACGTGGAGGCGCCCATGCCCGGCGACGAGGCGGCCAGTGCGCTCATCGAGCTCGCCGGCCAGGGTGCACCCGAACGCCTCGATCGACTTCCTGATGGCCGGGAGGTCGTGCTCTTTGGGGTTCCGCACGGCTCGGGAGATCTCGGGGAGGGGCATGTGTTCGATACGGCGCATCAGGTCCTCGTTAGGGTGACGATTCGTGAGCACGAGGCAGCCAGGCCCCGTATGACGAAGAGTTTCCGGTGCCGGTGCCACCGCTGGTGACGTACGCGCCACTAGCCCGGAATTTCTACTAGCCAATCGCAGTAGCGCGATTCAACCGCTCGGGCAGGATTTCGTACCTCACTTGACAGATCCTCAACAGATCCTCAACATGCCCCAGCTTACCTTTCTGCTCGCAAGGCAATCGATGGCGGAAAGGACCATCCCATGGCTTCAGTCACCAAGCGGATCATCACATCCATCGGCATCACCGGTGCCGCATCTATGCTGATCATCGCCCCCAGCTCACCGGCGCACACGGCATCCTCCACGGTGACCGCGCTCGCCCCCGCTGCCCAAGCATCGCACGCGCATGCGGGCAACGACACAGCGAAGGCCGCCCACAGAAAGGTCGTTTGGAAGCGCCGCAGCGGCTGCACCTGGGTGTTTGAAAGCAGCCATACTGGCGCCTTTACCAAAAAGGTACAGGGGGGATGCACAGGCCATTCATGGCTTTATGTGCAAACTACGACCGGCTGGAAGAGCGGCTGGATACACGACAGAAATCATGCCGGATTTAGTATCCATTCGTATAGCAAAGAGCAGCGCAAGCGCATGGGCCAGGTCAAGTTCACCTGGCACAAGACCAAGCGTAACGAGACCGCTCAGCTCATCAGCCACTAGGGCCAGACCGCGCGTGCCGCCCCGCTGCTCGCCGACTGCTTCCCCTCGTACACCATCATCCCGGAGCCGAAGCCCTGCGCGGCCGGTATTAGCAGCTGCCACGCTTCAAATGATCATGAAATAGGTGAGGCGCTGAGAGCGATTCTCAGCGCCTCACCTCGCGAGCGACACTGGCCATCAGGCCAGGCCAGTTAGGCCGCGAGCGGCCACCATAATGAGCATTCCGCGCGGGCTGGCCGTTGGCGGAACCGCCAAGCACGCGAAGATCACTCCGGTTGCTGATCAGAGGTCGTCGTACCGCCCCAGCAGCGCCAGCGCGTTGGCCCACCCGATCGGCGTCAACCGGTAGAACCGGCGGCGAGCCTGCCCATCGGGCACGCCCTCCTCCCACTCCCCGGCAACCCAGCTACGATCCTCCAGATCGTCGATCAGCGACGTCACGCGCACCGCCGTCAGCCCGGCCGCCTCGGCAAGCGGCCAGATCGCCATCCCAGGCTGGTCCTTCAGCAGCACCTCCAGCACGCTGCCGAGCGCAGCCGTGTACTGGAGCCCGTCCACCTCGCGGCGGCTCACGTCCCACCTGCCCGCCGCTCCAGCTCGGCCCGGCCCGCGTCGGTGACCACCGTCGTGCGAGCCGTACCGCGATGACCTTCCGCAGGCCCGACACTGATCAACCCCAGCGTGACCAGCGCGTCCACGTCGGCCTGATTGAGACCGTACTCGGGGATGTCCTCGTACGAGCCGTACAGGACGACACTGCCCTGCTCGGCGAGGACGCCCAGGAAGTGCAGCCGGCGCGGGGTGAGACGCGGAGTCACTCCCCACCACCACCCGGCAGGCCCTGCGGCACCCGGCCTCCGCGCTTGGTCAGCTCGGCCACGATCTCGTTCATGGCGTCGCCACCATGTCCGCGTCGTCACCGTAGTGGTGGTCGAGACCTTCCCAGCCGTCCGCGAGGGTGTTCTCCAGGCACAGGGCCGCGCGGAAGCACGCCTCGCGCTTCGCCGTCCGCCGATGCATCAGGCATCGCCGCCCTCGGGAAGCGGACGCCCGGCATCAATCCAAGCATTCACGAGCCGACCGATCGCTGCGGCTCGCGACGAGTATTTGCGTCGCGTCCGCAAGGGATCCATGGGAAAAGCCGGCTTGAAGCGCCATCCCTCCTGGAGCCACGGGCCTGCCCCGTAGCGGGTCATGTTCTCCTCGGCTAGACCGATCTCGACGTCATCGACGTACACCAGCCACTGGCGGCCCCCAGTGTGTTCTACGGTCTGCGCCGGCCCGAGCTCGACGGACAGGTTCTCGTCCCAGCGAGGAACCTTGCCCGGTCGGACGGGGGTGCGGTTGGTGTTCATCGGGCCTCACCCGATTCGAGCATCTCCGTCGTCAGAGCGAGCATCCGCTCCACGTCACCCACCGACGCCGCCCGCGTGAACTCCTCCAGGCCGGCCCGCGGCAGGAACCGTGAACCCATACCCGAGGGGAAGAGTTCCTCATCGACCACGAACCCATCGTCGTCCCACCAGCCGGTGCCGTCGATGTACGAGCTGCCGGTCTGGTCAGCTAGGTCGAGCTTGGCGGCCACAGCGCCCAGGGATTCGCCATCTGCGCGAAGCCTTATGGAGGTTGTTTCCCGATCTCCGATGAATACCGGCGAATCGACGCTCGTCCGCCACAGCACGTAGCAGTCGCGGCCAGGCGCGCTTTTGAACACGACGAGGCTCATCGGCCCTCACCACCCGCCTCGTCGTCCTCGGCCGACAGGTAGACCCGGCCGGCGGACTCCACCTGCACCCGGCCCGCCAGCATCGCCAGCAGCTTGTCCTGGTCCATGTTGAGATCCGTGGCGGCGCGACAGAGATTGTCGGCCTGGTCCTGAGTGAGCGACACGTCGAGGGTCAGGGCGCTCTCGCTCGACGGCTCGTCGTCGGGCTCCCTGGCGGAGCACTCCGAGTAGTGCCCGTAGACCACCTCGCGCACCGAACCGATGTTGTTGGACTCCACGATCAAGTCGTAAGCGTTCCCCGTCCGGAACCCGCACGGCTTGTGAATCAGGTGGGAGAGGTGACCCCAGTAGCCGGTGCCCGGCTCGGTCTCCCAGTCGGCAGGCAGCCTCACCGGACCTCACCGCCCGTCAGAGCGACGACCGTCACCGACTCGACCGGGGTCAGGTGCGTGACGAACTCGCCGTCCGCATCGATCGTGACGAGGTACATGCCCGATGCCTGGTCCAGGTCCTGGATCGCGTCCTCCCACAGGAGGTCGATGCTGTGGACGTTCGGGTCGGCCTGGAAGCCGACGACCTGGGTCGGGTTCCCCTTCCAGACGTCCTGGCGGCCGATCGCGCCGGACTCGTCGGCGAAGTAGGGGTAGGGCAGTGTGTGGTCGGCGGACGGTTCCTTCTGAATCTTGAAGGTCGTCATCGGACTTCCCACCCCCCAGCGTGCAGCTCCGTCCGAAGCTCCGCGATGACCTCGGGGGCGGCGTGCTCGACGTAGACGCCCTCGTCGCACCTGGAGATGTGGACGGTGGTGGGAGCGTAGACGAAGACGCCCCGGAGGATGTCCTCCGCTTCGCGGAGATTGACGCGCAGGATCGTCAGGCCGGCGGGCAGCGGCTTGGCGGGCAACCCGGCACGCCGCCGGGCGGCGGCCAGCGCTTCGACCTCCGCCACGGTGGTGATGATGGGGCGGCTCATCGGACCTCACCCGGCCTGGCGGTGTTGTAGAGGTCGTCGAACGACATTTTCCAGGCAGCCACGTACTCGGGGAACCCGGCGGCGAGCTTGGCCTGGTTCTCCAGGTCGGCGTGGCTGATGGCCTCCATCAGCAGTTCGAGGAAGTGGCCCGGTCCGGCCGTGCGGCGCGTGGCGGGGTACTTGGACCACAGAACGTTCTCGGCGACCTCGGGCGTGACGAGGCCGGTGTCAGGGGTGGTGTGAGCTTCGCTCATGATCATCTCTTTCGCGAGGAGACTGATTCACTCGCGATCGTAGCCTTCGTTGGCGCTACCGCCAACGAAATGCCAAACTTCAGATACTTGTGAATATCTGAACTGCACTCCTGGTGGCAGTTCTGATATTTCGTCCCTGCCAGGTCAACAAGAGGCGTGAATGACTTCCGATATTAGAAGCCAAGATCACAACGAGTTGGAGCGTCCAAAACGACGACGCCCCGGAGCCGCACCCACCCCCGTACCGGAGCGGTACGCCACGGCGTTCGCCGACTACGAGCAAGCAGTCATGAACCCGCTCTTGGATATGGACGACGACACCCGCCGCGCCTACCTCTCCCGCATCCGCCAATACCTCGCCTGGCTCGAAGACGCCGACCTCAACGGCGACCCCCTCACCGACCCCGCCGTACGCGACTGGGCCGCCCGCGACTACCGCGCCCACCTCCTGACCGTCCTCAAACGCAAACCCACCACCGTCAACGCGCACCTGACCGCCATCGACGACTTCAACCGCCGCATCGGCCTCGGCCCCGCCACCGCCAAACGCATCATCCTGCCCAACCTCGCACCGCGAGCACTCGACCAACGCACCCAGACTCGATTCCTCCGCGCCATCGAACAGTCCGCCCCCCGCGACCGCGCCATGGGCTACACCGCGTTCTACGCCGGAACCCGCATCCACGAACTCGTCGCCCTCGACATCGACGACCTGCACATCAGCGCCCGCAAAGGCGTCCTCATCATCCGCATGGGCAAGAACGAGAAGTACCGCGAGGTGCTCATGCACACCACGCTCCGCACGGAACTCGACACCTACCTTCGCCACCGCGCGAACCTGCCCGGCGCCGACAAGAGCAAAGCCCTGTTCCTCAACGTGCGTGGCGGCCGGCTGTCCGCCCGAGCCGCCACCGACGTGCTCAACGGCATCGCCGACCGGGCCGGGATCGACGTCGGCCGCGACGAGGAGTTCACCACCCACGTCCTGCGCCACACGCTTGGCACGAAGCTGGCTCGTGAAGGAGAAGACGTGGTCAAGATCGCCCAGATTCTGGGCCACAACCTCGAGACCGCCCGCCGTTACACCCTGCCCACCGAGGCCGACATGCAAGCCGCCATCGACAAGCTCACCGTGGACGAATGAGACAAGGAGCCCTCAGGATGACCCGCCCTCGCGCAAGACATCAGTCGGAGACAGCACCCCAGGCCACCGAGGATGGCACCGCACCAGCAAGCGTCTACAGATGCGCGGAATGCGGTGACGGCACCCGCCTGACCGCTTGGACGCATGTCGTGGCGCACGGCCCCGTCAGCCCTACAGGAGTCATCGAACGCTACGACTGGACCGACGACGATGACGACGTCATCGAGGAGTCGATCCAGTGCGAGGTCCACGGTGAGGGCTCCGTCGAGAAACTGATCGACGGCCTGTACTGCTCTGCGATGATCGACGGCCGGTACGTTTCACCCACGGTCGAACTGGCCACCGCCCTGCTGAACGAGAGCGACGTCAAGTGGGACGTACAGCATCGGGAGCTGTACAACCTGGCGTTGAGGATCAGCGGCCGAGGCTGGAAGCCGGTGACCCCGGAGAGCATCGCGAGGTTCGAGGAGTTGGTGAAGGCCAGGGCGCGGCGGGCGGTCGCCGATGACTGAGCGCAGCGCCATCCACATGCTCACCGTGGCCGAATAGTCGTTGGCGGTTCCGCCATTGAGCCCGGCGAATCTGAGCGGATGCCCGACAAGCTGTAGGTGCCGGTCGTACGGTGGCGTCCACATTCCTCGCGAAAGGGAAACGCCACCATGACCATGTTCATCGACACAGCCGTCTACGTCGGGCCGGACGGCACCTACTTCGACGTGATCGACGCACTCCCCGACGCCCCTCCCGGTAGCGTCATCGTCAACGCCTCCGGCATCCTCTTCGGGCTGGAGGCCAACGACCTGCGCCTGCTGCTCAGCATGCTCGGCCCGGACGCCACGCACGGCCAGGTCTCGCTCCTGCTCAACGACCCGGACGGCCACCTGTCGCTCGTCGCCACATCTGGGCCGGAGGGCCTGGAGCTCGCGGTCAACTTCCCGGCGTGCGCGACCAACGCCACGGTCACCATCCCGCACGACCGGTCCGCCGCGGTGCGGGCGGCCATCGAGGAGGCGGCCGGCGATGAGTGACGTCTTCCCCAGCAGAGCCGACTACAACGAGCCCGGCTCGATCGAGATGGAAGTGCACGAGCTGGTGATGCGGTTCTCCTCCGGCGGCCGGTTCCGGCTCGTCGCCATGCTCTACATGCTGCCGTCCGAGCCGCCGAAGGTGGGCGGCCAGTGGCCACGCATCCTATTCGCCGAGTACGCCAACGATGGGCACGAGGTGCCGATCCTGTTCGGGACCGAAGCCCTGCCGGGTGAGGCGTACGAGGCGTTCCCTGATGATCAGGTCGTTGTCATCCCGATACCGCCGCAGGAGGCGGCGCGGGAGCTCGAACTGGCGGCGAGGGAGCGGATCGATGGCTAGCTTCGCTCACCTTGCGTACGTCCTGGAGCGGGCGGCCGACATCATGCTCGGCGACCACACCCTCGACCCGGAGGAAGCACTGGCTCGCGCGGTCTGGGGCGGCGAGCCGTGCACCAAGGAGTACGGCCCGGACTTGGACGCGTTCTACATCGCCTCCAGGATCATCGAACTCCAGGACCGGTTCACCTCCTGGGAGACCACAGGCATCGACCCGGACGCCACGCACGTCCGCGACATCCCCCACGCGCAGGCCCGGAGCGCGGCCCGGCACATGGCCGAGCTGTTCCACCGCATCGACTACGCCGGCTACCGCCCTCGCGTCGAGGATGACGACCTGGACGTGGTGGCGCGGCTGATGTGGGAGCAGGCGCACGGCGTCGAGTTGGCGAGGTGCCCATGAGCGCGAACTTCACCCTTTCCGCCCAGGTCGTGGACGCCGCCGCCGATCTGCTGGAGTCTGACGCCACGCTGAACCCGCGCAAAGCGCTGGAACAGGCGGTGAGCTCGGCCGGGATCGCCCCCGAGGAGGCCGACCCGCTCACGAACGACGCGGACTTCCTCATCACTGCCCGGCACGCCGGCGGGCACGGCTATGCCGACCTGTTCGACCTGGCCGACGTGGCCCGTGACGAGGCGATCCTCGCGATGCGGGCGGCTGCCGCCGAGTATCGGAGGTACAGCGCATGAGCGACTCCACGGCACGCAGCATGCGTCATCTGGACACCGAGGACGACGTGCGCGCTTTCGCCGTCGAGCACGGGTTCGACGTCGGAGCGCAGTTCGGCAGCCTGTACGTGTACCTGCCAAGCCGGTCCGCCACGATCGGGGACACGATCATCGACAACGGTCCCGGCGCGGAGTACCGGTACGAGGTCTACAACACGGCGACGTCGGGGGCTCGGAACTGGAACCTCGACGATGAGCCCGAATAGGGTCCGCCTCGACCAGGAAGGAGCACCATGAACGCCGTCACGGAAGAGATCATCACGCACGCGGCGGCTGAGGCCGGGATCGCCCTGAACGGCCAGGCCGCGCGGGTGGCCGAACTGGTGGAGTCGCGCCTGCCCGACACCGACGACGGCTACACCCGCGACGACATCTCCTACGAGCTGGACGCCGCGCTGCCCGAGGTGGGCATCGAGTTCACCACGGATGAGGTGTGGGAGATGGCCGCCGTGGTGTGCAACTGGATCTGACGTCGCACGCAAGGGAGCCCGCCGCCTGTCGGCGGGCTCCTGTATGTTCAAGGGCAGGTCGGTGCTCGTTCGGCCGGATCGCCCCTCCTTGACAGCCTTGGGCTGAGGATTTCATCACGGCCGTGCACGCCAGGCCAGCCCTACAAGATCGCAGGAGCACTTGACGTGTCGGATGAGCCGAAACAGCCCGAGCGGGCGCAGCAGACCGATAACCAGTTCCGAATCGCACTGCTCACCGCCAGTGCCGCTCTGGGAGGGGCTGTCGTTGGCGCTTTAGCCACATTCGCCGGGGTCGTCTATCAGGCCGATTCCACACGTGAACAAGCCCTTCGCCAGGAGCGCCAGGTCGCCTACACACAGCTGAATGTCGCCTTTGACCGCTTCAATACCGCACAAAAGGATGACCGGTGTGCGCGATATGACGAACTTCTACCGGCATACGCAACAGTGCGGCTCCTTGCACCCTCCATTGTCGCCGCCCACGCGGGCTTGGCTGTAGAAGCCGCTCGGCGCCAATGCCTCGCCATCAGCAGCACAGGACAGGGCTTCAGCGAGGATCAGAACAAACTTATCCGTGACATCGTGCGACCATTCACCGAGGCAGCGCGTAAAGACCTAGGCGTTCACCCCGAGGACTGATCCCGCTCCGGGAAGATGTCCGGCCAGTCCACCGGCGTCCAGGCCAGCGCCGCGTACAGCCTCGTCCAGGCGTCCGCGATGGCCACGCAATTGGTGACGTGCCCCGTGTCCTGGATGTGCTCGGCTGCCTGGTCCAGCAACTCCCCCGCCTTGCCGCGGCCAGCTCGGCGGGCGTCACGCCGACACCTCCGGCTTGTCCTTGGCGCGGGGGCGGTGGTCGCCGCCGCGGTGCCGCAGTTCGACGCCCGCCTCCTCCAGCAGCGTGTGGATGAACCCGTACGAGCGGCTGATCGACTCGGCGAGCTCGCGGATGGATTCGCCCGCCTGGTAGCGGCCGGCGACGAGCTGGGCGAGCAGGTGGCGTTCGGCGCCCAGGATGCGGACGCGAGGCTTGAGCTGCATGAGGGGTCCTTCTGCTCCTGAGAATGGGGCACTGCCGAATACGTCAGATCGGTAGTCACGGAGGCACACCCAGCGCTAACTTTGAGTGATGCAGGCCCAAGCACTCGGGGTGTTAGAGGCCGCGCTCTGGGGCTTGGCCGGCGGCGGCGCCGCCGCACTGGTGTCACTGATCGCGGCTATCAAGGCCGCGGGCTACCGTTGGCCCTGGCGCGGCAAAGACCGCACCGACCAGGAGATACGTGAGCACTTCTGGGCCCGGTTCGCCGTGCTCGGCGGATCCCTGCTGCTCGGCTCGATCGTCGCGGCAGCCGCGCACGGGCAGATGAGCGGCCCCTGGCCAGCCTTCCTGCTCGGCGTGGGAGCCGAAGCCAGTGTGCGTGGCTTGTTGGCGGGGGTAGAGGTGGCCGTGCGTAAGGAGGCGGGCGGAGGTGAGCAGCATGCGAACCCGTCCTGATGCCCTGCTCGCTCGCCTGGCACGGGCAGTTCGCCCCTCCCGCCCCTGGCTGAGAGTGACCGTATCGCCTTGGTGGGCCCGCGTGCTCATCGCCGCAGGAGCACGTCCAGCACCCGCAGACAGCATGGCCGTCAGCTTCCCTCCCGTAGGGGCTGCGCATGGCGTAGGACCGGGCGCGGACCTAAGGGGCGCGGACCTAAGGGGCGCGGACCTAAGGGGCGCGGACCTAAGGGGCGCGGACCTAAGGGGCGCGGACCTAAGGGGCGCGGACCTAAGGGGCGCGGACCTAAGGGGCGCGGACCTGACCGGCGCGAACCTGAACGACACGACCCTTATCGGCGTGCACCTGAACTTCGCGCTGTTGCCCAACGCGAACCTGAGCGGCGCGCTCCTGGAGGGCGCGGACCTGACCAGTGCGAACCTCACCCACGCGATTCTGTCCGTCGCGGACCTCACCCACGCGGACCTGAGCCGCGCGAACCTGAACAGCGCGGACCTGGTCTACGCGAGCCTATACCGCGCACATCTGCGCAGCGCGCACCTGCACCACGCGCACATGGACGAGGCGGACCTGAGCCGCGCGGACCTGAGCGACGCGGACCTGACCGGCGCGAACCTGAGGCACGCGGACCTGACCGGCGCGAACCTCACCCACGCGAACCTGACCAGTGCGAACCTCACCCACGCGAACCTGACCAGTGCGAACCTCACCCACGCGAACCTGACCGGGACGCGCCTCGACGGCGCGAACCTGCGTGGCGTGGTGTGGAGTGAGCAGACTCAGTGGCCCACGGACAAGTGGAAAGAGCACATGCGGAAAGCGTCTGATCAGTTGCCCGACGGGCGACTACGGGTCCGTGCCGAAGGCACTTCGGACTCTGCACCGATCCTCGTGTGATCACCTGGTCACGCCGCTCGGCGGGCAGCGCGTAGCTCGTCGCGGTCCTCCGCCGTGGTCGGTACGGGACGGCCGGCCCAGATGCACCACTCGATGAGGGCGAGGTCGGCGTAGTCGTACACGGTTTCCCGCCCGGCGCGGCCGAGGATGCGCGCCTTGTAGCGGGACGCCCATTTCCGGATGGTGCACGGCTCCCGTTCGAGCCGGCGGGCGGCTTCGCGGGCGGTCACGGGGGATGGCGGGGTCACGTTCACCCCGCTTTCGCTGTTCTGTCCCGGATTGATCGAGGCGCTGAGATGGCCGTAGACGCGCGAACAGGCCACGGCCGATAGGAGAGGGTGGGGGCGGCACACGCACCGGCAGAAACGCGTCCAGTCCCGCGTCTCGCGTACGCCCAGCTCACAAGGGGGGAAGGTGGGCATAGGGGTGCCGCCCGCACGAAGTGTGACACACATGATCGCGTGGGCGCAACCGTTGGCGGCACCGCCAACGATCAGCGCCCCAATGCCGTTTCGGGGCATGCACCGACTCAGTCAAAGGCGGTGACACGAAAGACGGGAACGAAGACAACCGCAACGATCAACACCAACAGGCAGAGCCCGATCACAAGGAACGTCCAGACGTTGAACCAGCGGAACCCGATCGTAAGAAGTGCCAGCACCTCGCCAGCAATGAAGATGAGCCCAAGCACGAAGGCGGTCCAATACGCCCTGTTCACGTCCTCATTCGCCATCTTGATCTGCCCCGAGGCCCCGCTCTTATCCGCCTCGTTGAGTTCGCGTTGCAGGGATCGAAGGATGAAGCTGAACTCGACCGCTAAGGCGATCATAAGAGTCGGCAGGACCTGCGCAGCCGTAGTGTAGAACGCTTCTGAACCCATACCAGTTATTCGCGGTCAGATCGCCGAATGTTCCAGGATTGCGTCCTGTCCGCGTGAAATACGGCCGGGGATGGGGTCGGTTACACAGGGGGCACGCGATCCACGAGGACCTTCGCCTCTTCACCGCGGCGTCCCTGGCATAGGCAGGGGATGCGCTCGGAGGCAGGCATGCGGTAAGCCGTACCGCTCACGATAGCCGACACGTCATGATCACGCGCGTGCTCGGACGCAACCACCACTCGTACCGTGACATATGCGGTCAATGTCCGCTTACTGGCCTGGTCCGGAGACTTCTGCTCAATTATGATCAACTAAAAGATTATTCAACCTGAGGGCGGGCCGAGCCCTATCGTCGAAAGGATCAACGATGTTCCGACTCCGGCAGATAGCCACCGTCCTAGCAGCGCCTCTGCTTCTCATGAGCATGGTCGCGGGCGCGGGAACCGCATCAGCGAGTTCACGGAACGAAAGTTCCGGCACAGCGGTGCTCTCCGGCACGCCCGGACCATTCAAGATCGCCAATCATCAAGCCTTGGGGTTGTGCCTTGACACCACCGGCACCCTCAGTCACGGCGTTTACCTGGGCCGTTGCAACAGCGGCGACCCCGGCCAGAGGTGGGGCTGGTGGAACGGTGGGTGGCTCATCCACCTCCAAAGCGGCTACTGCCTAGCCGCTGTAACCGTAGCCGGTGTCAATGTGGCCCAGTTACAGCACTGCATTGACCATCGCACCCAGTATTGGACGCACCAGAACTTCGCCATTCTCAACACGAGCACGGGCACCAACCGTTGCCTGGATCCCGCTGCCGCTGTGGAGGGGGCAGACGTGGAGCCCATAACCTGCTTCACCACTCCCGCGCAGGGGTGGTCGGTGACCTACTGGTAGTGACGCCCGGCTCGCACATCGCGGAATACTTCGCACGTCACCGCCGTCGCCGGGTGCACCTGCGGCGGCGGCATGCAATGGCACGAGACCACCTGCGCCCTGTGGGGCTGCCCGCCGGCCAGGGCCCCTCATCAACGATCACGCGCCTGCCTCTTCGATCACGAGCCGCACCTTCACCGGCGTCAACAACACCGCAGGCTCCACCCCAAGCAGGCCCGCCAGGATCACCAGCTCGTCCACGTCCACCCGACGTCGGCCCCGCTCGATCGCCGACAGTGCGAACCGGTCCAGACGATGCCCGCGCGCCGCCGACACCTCCTCTACGCGGTCGGCCGAGACGCGGCGGGCCTTCCGTAGGACGCGCACGTTCTCCGCGACCACCATCCCCACCTGGCCGACGTGCGGCGCCGACCTGCTCACGCGCTCACCTCCCTAGTCGTTTGTGTGCGGAACCGCGAACGAGCTGTCATGCTCCTGCCTCCTCCGTCACCCGGTCCATCGCCTCCGCCTCCGACACGTGGTGGCCGCAGTTCTCGCACACGTAGTAGCCGGCCCGCGGCTGCCACTCCAGGCGCCGCAGCTCGCAGCCGGGGCAGCGCGCGACCGTCCGGCCGGGCTCGTCATCCACCAGGCGCCGCAGCCGCGACTCCCACGCGAGCGCCCACTCGACCACGCCGAGCTCCACGGTCTGCTCCGGGTCGTTCACCGCCGACACGACGGTCAGCCCCTCCAGCGCCAGCACCGCGTCCAGCTTGTCCACCAGCCACGACACCGACCGCGACCTCACTACACCCGACCGGCCGGCGGGCACCAGGTCCGCCAGCTCCAGCCGCTCCCCCACGTCCCTGCGCAGTCGGAGCAGTTCGCCCGTCAGCGTGTGCACGACGTCGCCTTCCCCCGACAAGCTGCCGTGCGGCCGAGTCCCGCGCACCCGAGACCACCGCGTTTGCGCCTTCACCACGCCGGGCCGCGCCGCCCACGCCGCCGCCAGTTCGTCCACCACCAGCAGCGCACGACGGCACGTCTCCCGGCATCGTCCGCAGTGCAGCGGCTCCCCCGGCCGCCACTCCACGGTCGGCATGACGGGCTCCGGCGGCGGCTCCCCCTCGCCGCCCTCTGCCAGCCACTTATCGACCGCGTCCGCGTGCGCCTCCCGCTCACGCAAGAACGCCGCCCACGCCTCACGAGCCAGCCGGTTGCACGGCCCCACGCACACCCGATCCGACACCAGGACCTCCTCGGCCGCCGCACCCCATGGAACCAGCACACCCTACAAACACCGGGCAAGATCGAAACCATTCAGACACAGCGCGACCGAGGCCAGCGTTGCGCCACGGCCCCGCATCTACTCCAACGGACTCGTGTGCCGGAAGAGGGGAACTAAGACGACCGCGAGGATCATGAGTAGCAAGCAGATGCCGATCCCCGTGAAACTCCACACGTTGAACCACCGGAAACCGATCGCGAGGAACGCCCACACCTCGCCGACAAGGAATACGACGCCCACCCCCGTCGCGGTCCTGACCCAGAAGGTGAATTGGAGCCTTCCCTCCTCAGCCTGAGCTTCGTCCCCCTTCTTCTCCCACTTGCGGGCAGATCGTTGTGCCGCCTGCATCATGAACCCGGCCTCTACCGCCAGAGCGATCAGCAGCGTCGGCAGAACCTGCGCGGCCGTGGTGTAGAACGCTTCTGAACCCATACCAGGTGATCGCCTCCAAACCGCAGGCCGTTCCACGCCCGCGAATCACACCCTCTCCTCGCTGACGATCAACGCCCTTCGACCACGACCCCGCATCGTCACGGCAAGATCAAAACCATTCGCGAAAAACAAGCGCGAGGTACCTCCGGCCGGCCGCCGGGTGGGGGGTACGGGGGCATGCGTGAGCCCCCGCGCGGTGGTCGCGCGGGGGCTCGCTCGCGGTCCGGTTCAGGCGCGGGTGCGCGCTTCGCGGATCACGTTCTGCACCTTGCGGAGCGCGTCCGTGATGGGCGCGATGTCTCCGGCGTTGCCGTTGCGTGCGGCGGCGGCCAGCGCGGGGAGGAGGCGGAGCGCGGCTTGCGCGTAGGAGGCGTTCTCGTCGTCCCTGCTCTCCGAGACGGACACCTCGTGTTCCCACGTGGCGCGCGGGTAGGCCACGCAGCATGCGCCTAGGCCGTTGACGTCCACAATGACCGGAAGCGTGACCCGGCACGCGGCCAGCACAGCGGCCATCTCGCGGGCGGCTTCCCGCGCGGCGGCCAGCGCTTCCCCGGCTCCGGGGTGGAGCACGGGCGCGCTTGTGATCTCCGCGATGCTGATGTGCTCGATCGTCGCGCCGTGCGGGCGTACGAGCCGATACGCGGTGTGGTCGCAGTCGTGGCACGTGTCGGCGACCCACCATGAGCCGTGCTGGTTGCGGCGGTCTCCGGCGTAGGTGACCACCGATCCGCGCGGCAGAAACACCAGCAGGTTGGAGCGGGCGCGCTGCACGCGGGAAGCGTGGTCGGCCGTCAGCGCGGCGGCGTAGGGGCACTCGACGTCGGGGCGGCACAGGCTGCACGCTTCGCGGTGCTGGATGCGGTCGGCTTGGATCATGCGGACGGCGGCGGCGCTGTTGACGGCGAGTGTGGCGAAGCTGGTCATGATCTGCCCTTTCGGGTCGTGGCTGGTTGGTGGTGAGGGCTCCCGCCCCCGGTGGCGCGGGGGCGGGAGCGGTGGTGCTACTTCTTGGGCGCGGGCTTGCCGGGCTTGGCGGGCTCCTCCGGCTGCTCCGGCGGGACGGGCAGTCCGGCGTTGGTGAACGCCTGCGCCAGCTCGGCGCGGGCGATGCCCTCATCGATCCCGGCGAAGAACGCGAGCGCGGGGTCCTGCTTGAACTTGGCCAGCGCGGCGGCTGCGGTCACGACCTGCTTGATCCGCTTCGCCTTCTCCGCCGCGATGCGCTCGGCTTCCTTCTTCGCCGCTTCGGCGTGGATCTCGGCGAGCTTGGCCAGCGGGTCAGCGCTGCCGACCATGGCCTTGACCTCCGCCTGAGACAGGGCGTGCGTCGCGATCATGTGGTCGGCGGGGATGCCGTACGCCTCGCACGTGGCGGCGATGCGTGCGGCGGCTCCGGCGCGGTCGGGCATGCGGTACCACGCGGCGCGGTCCGCTTCGCTGACCTTGTCCATCGCGGCGTACTCGGTCGGGGTGGGGCCGTCGTAGAGGGTGCCTCCGGCCTGCCGGATGGCGATGATCTCGGCCAGCGTGGCGCGGGCGGCGGGCAGACGGTAGGCGTTGATCATCGGGTTGTTGCCGGTGTGCCCCTCAAGGGCCTTGTTGAGGTCGGTGAGGGCGTCACGGACGGCGGCGCGGATCTCGTCGGTGATGGTGAACGGGGCGGTGTTGTTGCTGGTCATTGCGCTTTCCTCTCGGGTTGGGTGGTTACTCGGTGGGGGTTTCGTTGTCGGAACCGCCAACGCGATCGACCAGGGTCTCTTCGGCCGCCTGGTCGGACTTGTGGCGGCGGTAGATCACGATGCACGCGACCGTGATCGTGATCAGCATGGCTGCCAGGATGCCGCCGAGCCACGCGGGGATGTCGTCGCTGACGTGTGTTGCCGTGACGGGCGGCAGGCTGGGGCCGCTCGCGAGGCTGGCCGTGGGAATGGGCGACATGGCCCGCGTGGGCGTGGGCGTCCGTGACGCGATGCGCGGCGTCGGGAACGCCATCGTGTCCGCCGTGCGTGCCGGGGGTGGCACAGTCCCCGTGAGCGGCGCGGGCGCGGTCGTGGTGACTGTGGTTGCCGGACCGGTCGCCGTGGCGGTTGCCGTGGTGGTGCGCGTCGTGGTGGCGCGCACGGTGGCGGTCTCCGTCTCCGTCGCGGTCACGGTGCGCGTGCTCCGCACCGTGGCGGTCTCCGTCGTGGTGGCGGTGGTGGTCACGGTCGGCGGGGTGGTGGTGACCGTGGCCGTGGCCGTGGTGGTCGCCGTGGTGGTCACGGAGACCGTGACGGGGATGCAGATCACGGGCGGGTCCTGGATCGGACAGCCCGTGATCGTCGGGTCGGCCACGACGGCACGGGGCGCGGCGTGGCCTGCTGGTGTGGCGATCACGGCAGCGGCGAGTGCGGCGGCTGCTGCCGCCGTTCCCGCTGCCGTGATCGCTCGTGTGATCTGCATGGCTCGGAGCTTGTTCTCTGTAGGACATGTGTGTCCAGGTTTTGGACAAAATCGAGATCAATCGGTTACCGAGCTGGAGCTCCAAGTTGGCAACCCGTGTTGTCGTGCATGCGCTTGGCCAGCAGGAACGCCGAAACGGGACGACAGTTTCGGGCAGAACAAAACCTCTAGAAGTCAACCAAAGTTGACGAGCACAGATTCGCGCCCACCGACCCCGAGGGCATGTCTGTGGGTGCTCGTCCCTACTCGCTCTTGTGGATCTTGTGTGTACGCGATTCTCCGGCCTTGCGATCGTGGCCTGGTCTCTCTGTGCCAGACCATGCCTGTTCGGCGCTCTCGCTCCACCATGATGAGCATTTCGGCGGTGTCTGGCGGTGGCGGCGCATCGCTCTCGCGTCGGTCGCGTCGCCTGCTGGTCGCCGTGACGGGACAAGCAGCAGCGACGAGGAGGTGAGTGCCCGGCTCGGCCTGGTCGGCTGGGTGCGGCTGATCGGTGGCTCAGGGTTTGGCGATGCGGTCGGCGGCGCAGGCTCGGCACGGTTCGGCCATGAACGGGTGGATGCCGCACATGCGGCCGACGCCGCGGTAGCCGGCGGGCTCGTCCGGCAGGTAGGCGTGTGGGTCTCGGCGTAGGGCGCGTTGGACGTACCGGCCGGGGTTTTTCACGAGGGTGCGGGCTCTGCTGAGGATGAGGCGCCGTACGTGGGCGGCGTGCTCGGGGGTGATGTCTGTGGTGGTGAGTGGGGCGAGTTCGCGGCGGATCATCTCGTCCAGTTCGGAAAAATCTTGTCCGTCAATCCGTCCTTGATCGCCTGCATACGGTCCGTCAGATGAGTGATGAGAGAGCGTCAGTTGGGATGGGATGGGAGTGGGATGGGTTGGGGGGGCGTCTCCAGACGCGTCTCGCGACGCATCTTGAGACGCGTCTCGCTGTGCCTCGCGCGCTTCCTTCTGAGACGCCAGCCACCGCTCCTGACGTGCCTTTTTGGCCTCGCGACCCTCACGAACCTTGATCGCTGACGGCTGGTATTCGAGGTAGTCGTGAATCTGCCAACCGTCATTGGTTTTAGACCACAGACCAGCGTTCACCAGCTCATCGGCGTACCGTCGCGGCGACGAAACGTCACTCACGTACATCAGCTCACGCGTCCCGATCACGCCATCGGTGAGGTTCGCGTTGCACCAGCACAACGCGCTCACGTACAGGCGGAACGCCCGATCCGACAGCGGCCGGACCTTCCGGTTGACCGGGAACTGGTCATCGACACGTACCCACGGCATGCAAGCCGCCCTTCCCTTATGCGCGAAGTGGGGGCTCGTCCACCGAGGGAAGTGGTCGAGCCCCCACCGTAAGCGGAACCGCCAACGAACGTCACGAGCCCCCGAGGACCGCCATGGCGAGGCGGCGGACCGCGGCCGGGGTGGTGTCGTGCGCGTAGTCCGGCGGGTACACCTTGACGTTCGCCTCGCCGCCGCGCACCCGGCCAGCGCCGACGAGGGTGCCGTCCGCCAGGCCGCAGTACAGGAGCCGGGCGTCCTTGCCGAAGCTCCGGGTGTCCAGGACCTTCGCCTCGTAGGCGACCGCGACCGCCACGAGCGTCAACACCGGAGGGATGAGCGAGCGCAGCATGGCCGTGTCGGCACCTTCGAGCGCGTCGGCGGTGAGCTGCCCGTCGCTGATCCAGTCGGGCGGGAACACCGGCGTGATGCCGAACGTCCCCAGCGTGTTCGGGTCCTGGCCGGCGGGCACGCTGATCAGCATGAGGGTGGGTTGCACTCCCCAGTCTCCGGCGTCCTCGAAGTTCTGTTCCAGGCCGCGCACGTACTGCTCAGCGATGTCGGCGGTGAGTTCAGGCATGGCGTTGGCCGTCTTTCTGTGAGTGGTGGTGAAGGGTAGCGACGAGTTCGGCGCGGCGGTCCATCAGCATCCGGCCCAGCCAGTTCGCGCCCGGCTCCTGACACGAGTTCCGGCCGCACCGGCAGTCACCCCAGTGCTGGTCGTGCCAGGTGTTGCCCTCGATCAGGAGCGCGTTCCCGGTGCCGAGGAGCACCCGGCCTGCCGGGGTGTCGGGGGCGAACTTGACGGTGAGGATCGTCCGCATCGCCGTGTAGCGGATGGAGGTGTCCCAGCCGGGCCGGAGGGTGACGCGGCGGCCGAGCCGTTTCGCCTCCCCCGGCGTGGCCGCCGCCATGATGTCGGCCCGCTCGGCGGGGTCGAGCGTCTTGGCGGCGTTGAACGCGTGCTCGGCGGTCGGGTAGGTGATCTGTCTCTGTTCCAGGTGGGAGTGGAGGGTCACGGGGATGCGTGCGAAGTTCGACAGCGCCTCGTACGGGCCTGCGAACCGGTCGATCACCTCAGCCATGGCGGACACCTCCGCATGTGCACGGCCCACCGGCGAGAGCACGCCGGTTCACCTCGGCGATGACCGCGAGGACGATGGGCGCGACCAGGTCGTCGGCTTCCATGCCGACCCGCCAGTTCGCGGCGGCGAGCCCGCGCCGGCCTGCCTCCATGAAGGGGGCGAGTGTCTGTGCGAGTTCGGGGGTGAGCTGCCTCTGTGCGTCACCCATGGTCGTCGCCTCCTTGCACGAGTCGCAGGCCGGGAGCGCCGCCCGGCCAGCCGCTCGCCTCGCCGTCGCCGTCGAGCACGGCCAGTTCAGGCGCAGCCTGGCGGCCGAGGACCTTCGCCATGACGGGCCAGTCGTCTGCGCACAGGCCCACCGAGGGCGGTTCCCAGCTCGCGCCGGCCGCCCATCGGTACACGTTGGCCCACTTCCACCGCAGGTAAGAGGGGCCGAGGCCGCCACGGTTCGGCAGCGGCTCCGGCACCTTCCCGGACGCGAGCAGCGCCCGCTCGTGCTCCTGTACCTGGTTGGCGACGTCGCGGTGTCGGGAGCAGTACCAGTCCGGCCTCCAGGTGCCGTCGTCCGGGTTGGTGACGCGGACGCGAATGGTGCCGCGCCGCTCGCATAGCCCACTGCGTCGGATCATCGGCGCCGGACATGGCGCGTACCATGCGCCGCGGTCCTCGGGCTCGTACCGGGGCGCGTCGGAGGCGATCAACTCCCGGAGCTGGAAGTTGTTCCTGAGCCCGAGAATCGAGGCGGCGCGCTTCCAGCGGTCATCCTTCGGGCATCGTTCGATCGCGACGATCCAGATCCAGGTGATGACGAACATGCGGAAGTCGCCGCCCCGGCCGGACGTGGGGAAGCGGTCGTCCTTGTAGGCGCGGGCGATGAGCTGGTGGGCGTCGAGGATACGCCGGAGTTCACGCCCCTCCACGCCCGTTCCCTACCTTCCGCATCTCGTCCATGACGTTCTTGGCCGCGTACGCGAGGCGGCCCATCAGCTCCTCTACGCGGGCCTGCCGCTGCTGGAGCCGGATGTGGTCACGGCAGTCGGCCAGCGCCGACGCGAGCTCGTGCGGGGTCATCCGGTCCAGCTTGGTGCCGTCGCCCCAGGCGAAGTCGTCGAGCTTGGCGCCGAGCAGCTTCTCCAGTTCTTCGAGGAGGTTCAGGCGGCGTTGCACGTGCTCGGCCAGTCCGGAGTGGACGGCGTTCTGCCGGGCTTCGGTGACGCGCTTGTAGAGTTCGTCGCGGTGCCGCTCACGCACCTGATCCATCTCGGTCAGGCGGGCGTTGTCCGTCCGCCTGACCAAGGTGGCCAGCAGGTCCATGGTGAGCGTGAGCTCTTTCGCCTCCGCTTCCACGACCGTCTTGAATCGGCGGCGGATTGCGGTGGCTGGTGGCTCCATCAGCCCCCAGCCGGCGGGCAGCTCGTTCTGCTGGACGACGCCCGCGGGGGCTACGATCCAGAAGCGCGTGCAGTACGGCCACCAGGCGTCGGCCTTGCCCGGATTGTCCAGCTCGCGCAACCAATCCGCGCGGGACACCTTGAGCTCGTGGACGTCGAGCGCCAGGCCGCGCGAGCGCCACAGCCCGATCCGGACTAGGTCCGCGCGGCTTCCGCCGGCGCCGGGTGTGCTGGCGGTGCCGGGGGCTTCCACTTCGCGGAGCAGGATCTCGCCGTCGCGGACGGCGCCGGGTTTGCGGTAGTGGCGTTCGAGTGCGTCATACAGGGTGGCGGTGTTCAACGGGGCCTCCTCGTCCAGCGGAAGACGAGCGTGGGGAAGGGCAGCACGTAGACTGCGGCCGGGGCGATGTAGGCGCCGACCCACAGGTCTCGCGGCTCGATGTAGACCGCCAGGCGGCCGAGGGTGAGACGGCGCGTCGTCATGCTCTCTCCCCGAGGTGGGTGCGGACGGACGCGAGCGCGGCCATCTCCCGCTCAGGTGGCGGATCGCACATGTCGAGGTACGCGGCGGCGATTTCGACGACGACGTGCAAGTCTTCTTCGGGCACGGTGGTCTGGCCGATGTTGTGCTCGACCAGGGCGCGGTATACCTTGGCAGCGACCTCGGCGTACGTCATGCCTGCGTTCATCGCGCGGCCGATGACCTCGGCGAGCGTCAGAGCGCTGATCATGCTGGGCACCCCATCTCGAACAGCGGCAACGTCTTCACGGTCTCTACGGACTTGCGACGACGCCCAGCAGGTCGAGGCGAGCGGCGACGAATCAGGCCCGCCTCAGCTCGAAGCCGCAGCGTCCTGAGCGTGAGCGTGCGCTTCACGCCGTTCACGGTCTCGGTGAGGATCGACACGTCCTTGCCGTGCTCCTCCCGGAACCGCTGCTCCTCGTACTCGGCCAGGGCGTACCGCTCCGGGAACTCCCGCAGGGTGAGCAGCCACTGAGCTTGGCCCGCGCGGACGCAGCTGCCCTGGCAGTTGTTGTGACTGAAGCCGAGCTCGTACATGCGAGCGATGGCGATGCCGAGCTTGACGCACTCGGCCTTCATCCGCTCCTTGCTCCAGGTCTTGTCGTCCATCAGCGGGAACTCGACCCGCCACGGCGCCCATCCCTTGACGACGCCGGGCTTGCGGCGTTCCTCGGCCGCGTCGAGGCCGACGTACAGAATGGTGTCGGCCGGGTCGCAGTTCTTCTCCAGCCACTTCCGGCAGGGCTTCTGCTTGAGTTCCTTCGTGCATGGGGCGAGCCGGGAGTTGCCCAGGAAGTGCTGGTCGAAGTACACCTGGAACGGGTTCCGGCCGTCGCACACGATGGTCGGGGTGATGTCGAGGTGTTCGCTGGCCTGGCCGAGGAATCGGTACAGGTCGGGATGCTCCCACAGGGTGTCGGCGAACAGGAGGACCACGTTCTCCTTGCCGTACTGCTGGACGACGAGGTTGGCTGCGTGGAACGAGCCGAGTCCGCCGGACATCTGGATCACGTGCCGGGTCATGACGGCCGGCCCGCGTGCCAGCCGCAATCCCCGGCAGAGCACGGGCGGCACTTCCAGCCGCTCGGAGTCCGTACCCAGCCAGACGTGGCTGCGGTCTCCTCGGCCTCAGTCTGCGACTTGCAGTGGTAGACCATGCACTCGCCCGGGTCGTCGCAGCCGTCGCCGCAGCAGCCGCACACCACGTAGTAGCACGGCCTGTCGAGCTGCTGGACCACCGACGGCGGCGTCCAGTCGGTGTCTCTCGGGTCGTCCGGTTCGAGAGCCGCTTTCCGGGACGGGTGGTGGTACTGCTCGCCTGTCTCGCCGGGCCTGATCCAGCACGGGGCGGGATGCGTGAGGACCTGCGAGGCGATGACCGTGGTCAAGTCGGGACTGCCGAACGTCGGAGTGCTCATCGGACGTCCGCCTTCCGGAAGCCCTGCAGGTGCAGCACCAGGCCGCCGGACGGTTTCCACCTGAGCGGCGCGGTGACTCGCACCCGGTCGCCGACGTCGAACTTCCCCTTGAGCCGCTGGTACTGGCGCGGGATCATCCACGCTGTGGCGGTGGCGCCCGCGTCCTCGAGAGTGAGGTGCGCCCACAGCTTGCCGGTCTTCTGGCTGTCCTTCTCTTCGATGGCGATGACCGTGGCTTCGACGGTGACGGTCTTGCACCGGTCCTCGCCGGGGCGGGCGTTGATGGCGGCCAGCGTGGTCACCTCGCCCTCCAGGACGGCGACCAGGCGGCGGGCCTGGCGTACACGGACGTGGTGGCGCCCGGCCGGGGTGAGAGCGAGCGTCTTCGTGCTGGGGCCGGTCAACTCGATGGTGATGAGGTCGTTGCGTTCGGCGGTGTCGATCGCGCCAGTGCCGCACGTGTGCTGCCCGGCCTGCCACCGGCCACGCGAGGTGGACTGGTAGGTAACTCGGCCGGTCTGCTGGTATTCGGCGCTTCCGGCGATGGCGTCGAGGAGCCGGTCAACGGCTTGCCCGAGCTGGGGGATGCGGATGTTATTGGGGTGCTGGTGGTGGGTGGTGGTCACGGTTGGTCCTCTCTGATGTGGCGGATCAGGTTCTTGAGGTCCGGGTGCAGGTGCTCCTCGGGCTCGCCCATGGAGAAGGCGGCGCGGACCAGCCGAACGACGTGCTCGCGGTCGATGTAGCGGGCCGCCGCCTCCTCCGCCGGGCTGGCCCGCGGCTCGGTTTCGGGTGCGGGTTCTTCCTGCTCGTGGAAGTCCTTGAGCGCGATGCCGTACTCGCCGCGGCGGGTGATGGGAACCCAGGTCGCTCCGACGATGACGCCGTGGTCGATGATCGTGCCCCGGATGGTGCGGGGCAGGTCGTCGGCGAACATCGGGTACACGGCGGGGCCGTGGACGTCTTTCCACGTGACGTAGCGGGCGCTGCCGCGCATCCCGTTCGTGCGGTGGAGGTGCAGTAGCGCGGTGAACGGCGTCGGCTTCTGCCAGGTGATGGTGTCGGGGTCCACGCTGGCCGGGTCGCGGATGATGCTCCCGTACTGGTCGTACGGCACCGCGGCGGGGATGGCGCCGGGCTGCTCGTGCGCGGACTTGGCCGGGCTCACGTCTGGTCTTCCTCTCGCTGGTGGCGGTCACGGATGCTCTGCGGCAGGAGGGTCCGTGCGAGCGCGGCCCCCCGCTGCGTCGCAGCGGCGGGATCGTCGGGGAGCCTGCGCGCGAGCGGGTTGACGCGGCCGGCGGGGGTGAGCCGCCAGCCGCGCCCGTTCAGGTCCGTCATGAACCGGCGCGCGACCGCTTCGGCGTCGGCACGCTGCTCGGGCGAGGTGGACGCCCATTCGCGCAACCGCTTGGCCAGGACCTCGACGGCCTCATCCATCGCCCGCTTCTGGAAGTCCGCTTTGGCACTCATGACGGCTGCCCCTCCTGTTGGCGCTGGTAGGCGGCGCGGCGCAGCCGCCGTTTGCGCTCGGCCTCGCGGGTCTCGAAGCCCTGGCCGTACCAGATGCCGGTCGGCTCGCCGTGCCGCAATACCGTGCCCGCGTACTCGCGGCATTCGGGCCGGACCGGGCAGGAGCGGCAGACGGCGCTGGCTTTCGCCTCGCGCTGCTCCTTCTCCTCCTTCGTCTCGCCGACGTCGGAGCCCGGCCCGCAGAAAAGAGATGGGTGTTCGTTCTGGCACGCGGCCTGGTCGAGGAAGTCGGTGAGCCAGCTCATCGCGGCGGCCCCTCCTCCTGGTCCGCGTGGAGGAGGAGGCCCATCTCGCCGGCGGCGGCCAGGTAGCGGTCGATCGACCGTTTGTTCCGCCCCATTTGCTCGGCGATCTCGTACCGGTCGCGCAGGCCCGAGTTGTGCCAGTCGGCGGCCTGCTTGACGAGCGCGTACGCGTCCGGCGTGGTCGGCATCCACGCCGGACGGGTGACGGCCTTGACCTCGAAACCGGCGGTGCGCAGCGCCTCCAGCAGCGCATCGGGGGTGGGGTCTGGGCGGGCCAGCTCCTTCGTGAGGACGGCCACGGCTGATGTCGTGGTGGTCATCTCCTACTCCTGGAAGGTGTGGCGGTGGTGGATGTTCGGCTGGTTGGCCAGCCGCCGGGCGGCGTCGAGGTCGGCGACGGTGAGGTCGCGGCCCTCGATGACCGCCAGCGCGCGGGTGCGGTCCGGGTTCCAGACAGCGACTCGCGGCCTGTCCGGCATGCGCGGTTGTTGGCGGTTCCGCCAACGACGCTCGTCGGCGACGTCGGATGGCGTCTTCACCAGCCCTCCCTGCAGTACAGCTGGATCTGGGCAAGCACGCGGCGGTGCTTGGTGGGGAGCGGAAAGGCGGGGTGGCCGAGCAGGTCGAGGACGAGCCAGCGCGCCCACGCGGCGTCGCACTCGTCGAAGGAGCGGAACGAGGCGCCCGCGTACTCGTACGCAGCCGCCGCCATGTCGTGCTTGGATGCGCCGCCCTTCCCGGTGGCGTACATCTTCAGGTGCTTGACGTTGATCACGGCGACAGCGATGCGGTATCTCCAGCAGGCGAGCCGCACCGCCCCGCCGATCTCGGCGAGCCGGTGCGTGGCCGACGACCGCTTGCTGAAGGCGTAGTCCTCGATCCCGACCGCTTGCACGCCCGTCCCGAGGAGCGAGGTGACGACGTCTCGTTCGACGTGGTCGGCTCGCCGCATGTCGTCGGCGTACGTCCGCGTCTTCCCCGCGGCTTTGGGCGCGGTGATGAGACAGGTCCTGCCGTCCGGCAGGGCCAGCCCGGTCTTCTCTGCGGCCTGGTCGAGCCCGGCCACCCGCGGTGGCTGCCCGGCCGGCGGCGAGGTGATCACTGTCCTTCTCCCTCCTTGCTCGTGGTATCGATCGCGCGCAGGCCGCGGCGGGCGAAGTCACGCCACTGTTGCTCACGGGCGCGTTGGGCGGCGTCGGCCTGGCGTACGGCGCGGCTGTGCGCGAGGAGCGCCACCACCGTGACCGTGATCGACGCGAATCCGATCACAGTGGCGAGGTCACGCAGCACAGTCCACGCGGTCCACAGCACGTCGATCACGACTCGACCGCCTCCCCCGCTTCGAGCTGGGCGATGCGGGCGCGGAGACGTTCCACCTCGTCACCCGCGTCGTTCGCTCTCGTGTTCTCCTGGCGCAGCTCGGCCATCAGGCGGGCCTTGTCCTGCATAAGGTCGCCGACCTGCTGGTACGCCTCGCTGTACTGCTGCTTGTAGATGTCAGCCTCTCGGGCCTGGTCGCGCTTGGCGGTTTCGATCCCGGCGAGAAGCCCGAGAGCCGCCCCGGCCGCGACACCGAGCAGCGTGGCCACGACGGCGAACACGCCTGGGGCGATGAACGACAGCACGAGCAGCGCCAGATTGGCGCCGCTCACCGCTGCGACCTGCCACGTGGCCAGCTTCACGCCGCGCGCTCCTGGCCGCTGTCGAGCGCGCCGAGGACCTGATCGAGGGTGCGGCCCTTGGTGTCGTTCCAGTTCGTCAGCCAGAACTTCGGGCAGAGCTCGTCGTCCTCGGGGTTGCGCCCCAGGCTGGTGGCGATCTCGTCCATGAGGTTGTGCGCAGCGTCCCAGCGGGCCTTGAAGGCTGCGCGGCCCATGACCTCGATGTCGCTGCGCCGAGGCTTGGCGCGGGCCAGCGCATACGGCGGGAGCCCGGCGCCGCGGCCGATCGCTTCGACCAGACAGCAGCCGGTCTTGCCGGGCCGGTTGCTGGCGTAGTTGTTCTGAATCCAGCCGTCGCGGCGCAGCACGCCGATGGCGGCCGGGCGAATCGTGTCAGGGCTGACGGTGGTGGTCATGCGGGTTCCTTTCGAGGGGTGATTCCTGCGTTGGCCAGGTCTTCTGGTGTGCACGGGGCGACGCCGATCTCCTGGCCGGGGTGGTCGCGAACGGCCCGCTCGAACACGTAGCTCACGTACGCGAACGGCAGCGGCCGGTCGGGCCGGAGCGCGACCTTGTTGACGAAGACGAGCCAGAACGGGCCCGGCTCGCGGCTGTAGTCGATCGCGTCCAGGTCGGGGCTGCCGTCGTCCCGGACCGCGATGGCGTCCAGCACGGTCACGGACAGGACCTCGGTCGTATCGTCGGCGGGCCGAACGCTCACCATCACGTCGTTGTTCACGCTCTCTGGCCCTCCCCGCCGGCCGCCCGCCCCTGCACGCCGAGGAAACCGAGCGGCGGCATCTGGCACGCCTCCATCGCGGGCAGGTGCGTGCCGTTGACCTCGTGGACCGGGCCGAGCACCGGGTCCACGACAGCGATCCGCGCGCAGTGGCACACGAGCGTCGGCCGCGACTCCTCATCCGACTCTCGAGACTCGTCCTTACCGACGAGGGCGAGGAGCTGGTCCCGGCTGCGGACCAGGTCCGCGAGGTGCTTCTCGGCGGCGGCCCTCTCCTTGTCCAACTCCAGCTCGACGGCGATGCGGCGGGCGTCGAGGTCGGCGATGTGCCGCTCGGCGCCCGCGATAGCGCCGTCCACCTGCTGGAGTCCCTGGGTGAGGAAGTTGCGGACGGCGGGCGTGTAGGTGTCGGTCGTGCCGGTCTGCTCGGGGAGGGTGTCGATCGACATCCGAATGTCCTTTCTCAAGGGGTTGGGGGGTGTTGGGGCCGGCCGAGCGCCCCCGCCTCGTACGTGCTCAGGGCGCCCGGCCGGGGGCTATTGGGAGGCCGCCTGCGCCTGCGCGGCGACGGCCTGCCTGTACATCTCCGGCGTGACCTGGCCCTTGCCGGGGTCCGCGCTGAGCGCCTTGAGGAAGCCGTCCAGGTGGACGTTCGACACCTCGGCCAGCTTGGTCACCGGCTGCTTGCTGCGCCGTCTGGTATTGCTGTTGACCCACAGGCACACGGCGGGCGTCAACTCGTCCTTGGTGCCGCCCAGGTCGGTCCACACGGTGACGATCCGCAGTTTGAGGTCCTCGCAGCGGGCCTGCGCGAGCCGGTCGAGCTTGGCGATCGCCTCGTCCGCCTTCGCGGCGGTGAGCTGAGCGGTGGAGGTGACCTGGACATTGCAGTTGTTCAGCAGCCACAGGAAGCGGTCGTTGCCGGTGATGCCCGCCTCGCCGAACACGGTGTTCAGCTTGGTGAGGGTCGCGCGGTTGGCTCCGCCGATTGGCCGCCCCTGCGGCTGCTCGGGAGCGGCCGGAGCCGGCGCGGGCTCCGCCTCGTGAGCGGGCTCAGGAACGGGCTCGGCGGCAGGAGGCTGCGCGGTTTCCTGCGGCGGATTCTCCGCAGCCGGAGGAGCCTGCGGGGCCGGAGCATCGGCCGTCTTCCCGTTCAGGAACAGGCCCTTGGTGACGGCGTCCTGCACCTTTGCGATCTCGTCGCGGTTCAGCTCCTTCGGGTGGTTGACCTGACGCTCCAGGACCCTCGACGCGTAGGCGAGCATCGCGGGGCCGGTGACGCCCTTGGCCGTGAGCGCGCTGCCCAGCGCGTCCAGTAGCTCGGCTTTGGTCGGCTCGTCCGTCCCCTGGTCGGCGGCCGGGCCATCCACGCGTTCGGCGATCAGCCGGATGACGGAGCGGGGCCGCGGCGCCTGTTCCTGGCCGCCGCCGTTCTCGTCGGCGGCGTCGCCGTCGTCGTCGTCGCGGCCGGGGTGGACGGTGACCTGCATGATGTCGGCGTGTGGGTCGTCGTCGGTGCGGGTGCCCTCGTCGGCGTACGCGGCGGTGACCAGGTCGATGGTCTGCGGCAGCAGCTTCACCAGCCGCGCCCGGATCATCGTCTTCTTGCCCTGCTCGTCGAATTCGGGCGAGAACTCGCCGTGCTGGTACCAGGGGCCGCCGCTCTTGGTCAGGGCGTGCTTGTTGCGGTGGCGGACCATCTGCGCGTGCGTCATCGGCTCGGTGACATGGAGCTCGCCCCGGTACTTCGCCATCGCGAAGTAGTCCACGGTGGGACGCTCGTCACGGCGGGGGTCTCGCCGGTTCGGCTTGTACCGCACGTGCCACTCACCGTCGAACCACGACTCGAATGCGTCGCCCTCCTTGACGACGTACGCGCCCATGAGCGTGGTGGCGGGGTCGCGGTAGCCGATGTCCGTGAAGCCCTTGTAGCCGACGATCAGCGTGGCATCGAGCCGGTAGTCGGCGTTCTTGTTCTTCATCGGGATCAGCCAGGCGTGGCCGAGCGCGGGGACGTGCGGGCGCAGGTTGAGCTGCGCGCACGTCACCAGCCCGCCGATCACGCTGGGGGCGTAGACGTTGGCCAGGTCGGGGTTGTTGGCGAGCGCGTTGCGGGCGTCCTGGAGGAACCGCTCGACGCGGACACCGGGCGGCAGTGCCTCCCGGAACACCAGCTCGTAGTCGGTGATCGTGTCGTCCAGCTTCGCGAGCTGTTCCTTCTGCCTGGGGGTGAGTTCAGCGCCCATCGGGGTCTCCTTCCAGGGCGGGAAGCTTGATCTTGTGGAGGTTCCGGACCGCCTGCACGTGCGGGTGCGGTCCTCGGTTACGGCGGCGGGTGGCGATGACCTGGCCGTTCAGGTACGCCTTCTTCGCTCGCCCCATCTCGTCGGCGATGGCCGCCTTGGCGCCCAGCAGCTCCTCCTCGGCCGCGGCGGCGGCGAGCTCGGCCTTGACGTAGCGGACGCCGACCGGGTCCGAGACGCTGACGGACAGGTCCTCGTCGATCTCCGGGTGTGCAGCGCGGAGCGTCCGGTAGGTGTGCGGGTGGTGGTCGAGCGGCGGCATGATGCCCCACAGCAGGTTCGTGCGGAACTCGGCCGCCTGCTCAACCAGCGCGCGGGCCGCCTCGGGGTCGTACTCAACGACGTACTCGGCGAACTCGAGGCCCGGTCCGATCATCGGCACGTACCAGCGCTCCAGGCCGAAGATGTGCATGTACCACATGACCTGCACCCAGTACGGGAGCGGGATCTCGTCGGTGCCGGGCTCGCCCCACTCGTCGCGGTAGCGGGCCGACTTGTACTCGCCGCCCGCCACGAGCCGGCCGCGGTGGTAGCAGAGCGCGTCGGGGTTGGTGAGCATCCACCCTCTGGCGTACGTGCCGGGGTGGTCCACGATCTCCCACTCCGGGTGGAGCTTGCGGAAGTACGCGGCGAGGGACGGTTCGAGGAGGTGGCCACGTTCGGCGTCCTCACCGGCCTCCTCGCGCTCAACCTGCCCGGTCAGGACCATGGCGAGCCCGTACGGGGACATGAACGTGTTGGCTCCTAGCGCGGTGGCCACGTCGGTGCCGCCCATGCGCGGTCCGTCGTCGGCCATGCGGGTGGCGAGCCATTCGGGGCTGCCCGGCTCGAACCGGCCGAGCAGCTCCGGCGTTGCGGTGATGGTGGTCATTAGAACGGCGGCTCGTCCGTGAAGTCCGGGTGCTGCGGCTTGGGCTCTGGCGGCGGCCAGCCCTTGCGAGCGATGAGCCGGAGGTCGGGGGCGTGCGCGAGCAGGACCTGCACGTCCTCGTAGCAGTAGGCGTCGCCGCCGTACACGCCGTGGGGGCAGCGGTCGTTCTCGTTGACCAGCCGGATGCCGACCACCACACCCTCTTCGTCGTTGATCGCAATGGCGAACCAGCGGTGTCCGTCGCCGTCCCACACATCCCCGACCTCGATCGGCCAGTTCGAGGGCGGGACGGGCGTGACCGTCACGCCGACGTGGTCGAGCGGGATGTGTAGAACGGTGCTGGTCTGGGAGCCGTTCGGGCCGACGAGCTTCACGGAGATGTCGGTGGTGCCGCCTCGCTCGGCAATGGTGCCGACGACAAGGGCGTTCTCCAGGGTGATGTTGTAGCGGCGGCCGGTGTCGTAGTAGGTGCTCATCGCGGTCAGGCCCCCTGCTGCTCGGTGAGGACGGCGCGGGCCTCGTTGACGTACCTGGCGGCGGCCTGAGCTCCGACCTGGTCGATGAGCATGTCGAGCGCGGTGGTGGCGTGGGGGCAGTCGAATGGGCTGCTGGCGATGACGAGTGCGAGGTCTGCGATGCGCTCGTCGGCGCGGCTGGGCGTCATGCGTCTCTCCCTGAGAATCGTTGGCGGTTCCGCCAACGGGTTGGGTGCGGATGTGGCGTTTCCGCTTGGCGGTGGTGGTGGTCGCGAGACTTGTTGATCTTGCTTGAGCATGTCTCGCGACACCTCCAGCGTACGCCTTTGAGACGCGACTGTCACGCTCTGGTCGCGTCGATCGCGCCGCTCATTTGCCAGTGCATCAAGATCAACCAGTCGCCGTCAGTGATCTTGACAGGAGACGTGCAGACGCGACCGACGCCCACCCGTTTGATACGCTCGCGTCGATCCCGACCGCCACAAGGGGGATACCGCAACCATGCCCGCCACCCGACAGACCCGCCTCAGCCCCGAAATGGCGCTCATCACCCGCTACCGCAAGCGCGAAGGCACCCCCGAACCCGAGATCGGGTTCAAACCGGCCGCCCGGAAGATCGCGGTCGCGTCAGGGGATCGCCACCTCGTCGCCGAGCAATACTGGCGACGCCGCGAACACGGCGAAGTTCAGCGCGTGGACGACACCCCACTCGCGTGGATGGCCTGGGCCGTGGATGTCCCACCCGACGAGCTCGCCGCCACCGGCCGCACCGAAGCCGCCGACCTCCTCCGCCAGATCATCGCCGACCAGGACGCCAAAGCCGCCCAGGCGCCCGACCGGCTCGAACTGTCAGAAGAACTCCTCCAGCAACTCGTCCGCCAGCGGATGGAAAAGGTCCGCAGACTGCACGGCATCACCGAAGAGGATTGCGAGCGGATCGAGAAGTTCTTCCGGCAGCGCATTCAGCAGGCGTTCGACGACACCGAAGTCCGGATCGAAGCGCTCACCCGCCGCTGACCCCCTCCCCCGGGGTCAGTTCATCCAGCGGGTCGCCGCGTGCCTGATCAGCTCGTTCCGGGACCGCACCCCGGCCCGCTCTTGCAGGTCGGCCAGCCGCCGCTGCACCGTGCGCACCCCTAGGTCGGTGATCCGCGCGATCCGCTCGTTGGTCGCGCCGGAGACGAGCAGCCCGATGATGTGCCGCTCCTCCAGGCTGAACTCCTCACTCAGGACATCGTTCCCGCCGACCAGCGGCGTCGCCTCCGCCCAGCACTGCTCGAACACCATCTGGTGGGCGATCAGCTCCGTGCCGCCCGTGATCAGATAGGTTGACAGCCTGTCAGCGGCATCCCTCGGGTAGGCGGGCACGAGTGCGCGCTCCCCGTCCGCGATGATCAGCTTGTATGGGAAGGACGCCGCGATGCGGATCTCCGCGTTCGGCAGCGCCATGTCGTTGCGGATGCCGTCGAGCGCCCGGTCGTCGTCCACGACGGCCTGCTCGTAGATGACGCGGAGATGGGGCGTGCGGATCGTTCCATCGTCGTCGCGGCGGGCGTCGTCGTCCGGGGCGTGCACGGTGGTGAGCCTGACGAACGGTGCGGTGATGAACTTGTCCAGCGTGCGGACCGCGTTCAGCTCCAAGTCGTCCATGCACGTCTTCAGCTGGACGCGGGACGTCAGCAGCGTCACCGGGCCGGTACTGGCCGGCCGGTGGGCGAGGTCGTAGAGCTCCTGAAGCTCGGCCACCCTCGCCTTGGCCGCGAACAGGCTGGCCTCCTTCTCCCGGACCAGCCGCTGGAACGCCTGATCGGGTCGGCGGACGTCCAGCGGGTCCCCGGCGACCAGGCCGAGCCCGCGCAGCCTCTCCACCGCGTCGGCCGCCTCGTCGCCTAACTGGCCGACCAGGGTTTCCATGCTGGTGTGCGGGTTCGCAGCCAGGTGGCGGTACACCTGCTCCTCCTGCGCGGTCATGCCCAGCGGTGTCACGTGATGCCTCCCCGTAAGGTCCTTCAGCCCCGTTCTGCGTCCCAGCTATAGGTGACGCTGGAGTGACGTATGAGGTTTGCGTCGGTTTGTCCCCAGCGGTACAGCGTGCGCCAGGTGCGGGCCCATCGCACCTCGGCGACAAGCCGGACACCGGCATGAAGGGGCAGCAGCAGCCAGACGGCGGCGAAGGCGCGCATCTCGAGGCTGAGCGGACCGCCGCAGTAGGCCCGCAGTAGGGCGAGGGCGGCCAGCCCTGCGACGAGGGTCATCGCGTGGGCTGGCCAGCGTGAGCGTGTGGTCATGTCGGGGGTGTTCACCATCCGCCCTCGTTGCCGTTGGTCTGGGCGGGTTGCTGGGTGATGGTGACCGTGGTGGTGGTCTCCGTGACGGTGCGGGTGATGGTCTTGGACCCGTCGGGGTGAGTGACGGTTTCCGTCTTCTCCGTCTTGGTGGTGGTGACGGTCGGCTTGGCCGGTGCCGTGGTGGAACTGGCGGACGGCGTGGTGGTAGTCGTCAGGGTGGGCGCGGGGGTGATCGTCGTGGTGGTGGAGTCGTTGGGTTCGACGGGGTCGGCCGCGGCGGTCAGGGTGGCGAGGGCGAGTATCGTTCCGGCGCACACGAGGCTGATCTTGCGGACGCGCCCGGCGAGACTCTTCATGGACTGGTCACTCCCTGTCATGGATGTGTGCACGCAATTGCGTGCATGGGACTGATGTAAGCCGGAGTGACATGTGTAAACGCCGGTGTCATGTCGTGTCCATGGGTTCCCGTGGCCGGACCGTGCCATGGCGCATGTCGGCCACGCAGGCCGTAACTATCCAGCATCAGGGCATATCGCGGCAGTGCCACACATGGGATACGGTGAATCCCGCCATTTTGTAAGGATTCTTACCAGCATGGAGGGGGCCCGCCGATGAACCGGCCAGTTCGTATCCGCAGCGTCACTGTTAGCGTCACCATCGTCGCGGTCGCCGCGATAGCCGTCGTACTCTTCGACACCGCCGACCAGCTCAGCCCGGCCGCGCTCCTCGCCGTCGCCGGACTGATCGTCGCAGCCGCCGCAGGAGTCCTGTACGACGCCCTACGCCGGCCCCAGCCGCGCCCGCCCCTGTCGGAGGCATACCAGCGCGGCTTCGACAGTGTTTACCCCGCAGGGGGTACACACCGAATCCTCACAGACCCTCACATAGAGCCTGGATCCAGCCCCACAATTCAGCCGTTTTTGAGGAAAACTTAGCGATCCAAGTTTTACGTCAAATGCCTGGACGACCCCCGAGAAGCACACCTAACGTGAAAGTAGTCATCGCGCCCAAAAGGTGAATCGCCGAAGGAATCGGACGGTGATGTGAAGAGAATTGCAAGCTAGACGAGCCTGCTCTACGCAAGGGAGTTCTCTCATGCGGCCAAGGCACACAATCACGCACGCCATCATGACGCTGGTGACCTCGGTAGCTCTGGTGACGGGAGCTGTTGCCCCTACCGCGAGCGCCTCGATCAGGCAAGACCCGTCGATCTACGTATCTCCCGAGACCGGGCCTCCGGGAACGGAAATAACCGTTGACGGGATCGGCTTCCTCCCGAACCTCCCGATTAGCATCTCCCATCCGGGGCTAAGTGGCCCCGATAGTATCAAAGCTCAACGATTCGGCGGAATTCCTACCGCGACATTCCGCGTCATGGAAAGCACCGAACCCGGGACGATCACTATTGAGCCTTTTCCATCCTGACGCCGCAGCTCATTTGCTAGTGCTGTGGCCGGAAACGATCACCGGGTTGGCGCGTAAGTCGCTCCTGCCAGTTGGATGGTGCTGATCACGTTCGATCGGCATTCGGGAGGCCAGGTGACGCAACCGGTCAAGGTCCGCAGGCT